CAAGGTAAATTTTATAAACAGTGTCGATGGAATACCATCCATAAAGAACAGCGGAGATTATTTCATAGATTATCAGAATGGATATCTGCAGTCTAAGAATACATCTGATATAGGACAAATTATAAAATACTCCTATATAGAGAAACCTTTTGTTGTAGAGTATTCAGACATATCTGTTAAGCCAGTAAATAATTGTTTTCAGTATGGTATTACAAATGACTCTCTTGCATCAATTGAGTTTCTATTACATAGGAATACTTGGAGTTAAATATGCGCGTAAACTGCAATAACATTCAATTTGCAAATAATGCTATAGATATATTTAATGATCTAAATCATAAAATATATGCAATTGATATATATGTAACAAGTACAAATGCAGACTATTTATTAGACTCTGCACTTGACTCAGGAGTAGAAGGGGGATATCGCTTCTCTTTAACGATTGATGGAATAGAGTTCCCAATTATGAGAGGAGCACCTGGAGAGTCACCATTAAATCCAATAACATATATTAAAGATGCAAATATAGCAAAGTTTATATTTAGAGAACCAAATACAGAAGAAATAGATGCAACATGTTTAGTAGGATCTTTTCTCGGTGGGACATGGGAATATGGTACAAATATAGACAATGATGATTCAGTAACATTAATATTTACGCAAAATACTCCTTCCTCTGATACAGATAATCTTGTGGGATATGGGGAATATGCTTATGGTTATGATGCTGATTTCATAGTAGGATATGGAGGAATGGTTGTAGAAAGTTCTCCAGGAGACTTGCAAATAGTAGCCGAAGAGTCAAAACTTATAACAAAAGATCTTTTATATTTATATGAATCACTCAATCCATTTGCAAAAGAAGAACAAGATATAGGGATAAGCTATAATGCATACCAGCCTATATTATACACACTAGAAACTGGCAATATACAAAATGAGCAAGAACTTATAGTCGATCAATTTGGAGACTATTTGTACTTATCTAAATAAGTGGAGATAATATGAAAACAAAAACAATATCAGATTTACCCATATATCCTAATGTGTTAGATGGGACTGAAGAAATTCCAATATGGGCACTTGGGGCAACATATAAAACTCCTTTAACTGGATTTAGCCATACGCTACTATCCAATAAAGGAGTAAATACTCACCTTCAGATTGATACATTTATAGCATCAAAAGGACAGGTCAACGGTATTGCTTCTTTAAGTGGTACTGGAAAATTGATACAAGATGCCGATACACTTGATACATTCCATGCTTCTCAGTCTGCTGGAGCTAATCAAATCCCTGTACTAAATGCTGGTGGAAGATTACTGCTAGGAGCAACAGATGATACTGTAAACAAGCTACAAGTAAACGGTAGTGCTACAGTAAGCTCAATTCTCAAAGTAGGAACGACAACAGTAAGTAAAGATGTACAAAATGGAGATTTAGTCCTTAGGAGAACACCTAATACTGGAGCTATATATTTTGGAGATAGTTCATCTAATCATTTCTATTTTGATGGATCAAGATATAGGTTTGGATTAGGGAATTTATATATAACAGCAAACGGTAATACACTTATTAACTCAACAACAGATGATGGGGTAAATGAGCTACAGGTAAGTGGATCAGCAAGTTTTGTCAATGGATATGAGCCAGGAACAATAACAGCAAATACGTTTTCATTATATTCAAAAGATATTAACATTGCCGGTGGCCCTATAGCAACAGCAGTCCCACATATGAAGTTAGAAAATGGAAACATAATTAAGTTTTATAAATCACATACATTAGTTCCTGCACCAACTGGAGGAAGTGTAATAGACGTAGAGGCTAGAGCAGCGATTGGAGGAATAATTTCCATACTTCAAGAAATGGGATTTATGTACACCGTGTAATATAATGCAGACTCTTATTAACAGCTATAAAAACTTATCTTAGGAGAAAAATATGAACGAAGATCTTAACAAAAAAATTATCAAACTTGAATTAACAGTAGAACAAATCAACACATGCATGGCAGCTTTGGCAAAACAGCCATATGAGATAGCAGAGCCTATCATTAGAGCTATCCATACACAAGCAACACCACAACTACAAATTGAAGAAGAGGGTCTAGAAGATGCCTAATTATAAAGAGTCAAATATTGCAGGAACACAATGGCAGAGAGCTACAAGAGTTGTATTAGAGAATCCATATAATGGAGTGCCATCAATCAATTTCGTTGAAGAGAAAGCTATCCAAATAGACGAAGATGATGTAATAACTAGACCATGTGGAAATCTTATAGAGACTTTTGCTGAGAACAAAACATTCCCATTAGTAGATCCTACAACTGGTGAATCTTTAAATACCAATATGTCATACAGTGATCTTTATGGTATCGTCTATAGCTTATATATGTATCTAGCAGCAAATAGGGATGCTCAAGCATAATTAATAATTAAGGATTGGTAATTTAAATGCCATTAAATGTAAAAAACTTTGTATCTACATTAAGGAAACAAAGCTTTGCAGCATTACTGCAGAACATGAAGATAGATTTCCTTAGTGTAAAGAATAAGATTTTTCTGTATTCTAGTACACAAGATTATGAAGTTGATACATTATTAGATTTATTTCCAGTAGACTTGACCGTAGCTTCTTCAGCTACGGTCAATGCTTCTGTCCTAATATTATATTTAGATTTTTATTCCCTTTATGTATGCCTATTTTCTCTTTACAATAATTATAAAGGGCTAGTGGATGTTTCAAGTAATAAATATCTGTATATAGAAAATCTAGTAAAGACACTTCAATCAACTCTAAATCTTAAGAAAATCTCAAAAGAAAATAAATATGTCACATATATAGACTTTATAGACAAGAACTTTGTATCCATTTACAAGTCTGATATCCTATCAAGAACAGATGCATCACTGCAGTTTTTGTCATTTAGCAATATTATATCACTACCAATTGTTATAACAAAAGAGATGACACCATACTCTATTGTTGCAATTAATAATGATGCTACCAATAACTACAAAGATATAATAGACTATAAAGATGACACAATTTACTATAATATTGTAAGGCCAGATAATGACTTTGTTGGAATTGTATCTGAAATTAAGCCTGCCAGGATTAGTACATCTAGGACAATAGAAATAAGTATTTCTGGTATTTTAACAGATGTTGACATGTCATTTATGTATATGAAGGTTACAGGTGTATCTGATACAAATATTGATGTACAATTTTCATCAAACGGATCAGATTGGTCATCCGATATCAGGGCTAAATTGAATGAGGTAAAAGATTTACTTATAGAAGAAGATATAAATACAGGACTGACATTCTCTGTCAAATTTGATCCATCAATTAAGCTGGAAGACACATGGATTATAAAAATAAATAAGATACAGTTACCAAACCCGTCAACAGAATTTAGAATAAAGTTTAATAATTTTGACAAGATATCATATGTAACAATTGATGATATAAGCCCATACCAGTTAAAAAATGAGTCTTTGCTTTTAAAGAGAAAACAAGATCAGTTTGAATATAGCAATATACCGAAGTTTACAAATGACAATAAGGTTATAGCATTTCCAAGTGATACAATTGAAGAAATAAAAGCAGCATATACACAGGAAGATTCGTATTTTTATAATTACAATGGACAAGCATCATATAACTATCCATTTTATCTTTCAAATATCAAAGCTGTAACAAATAAATATGCACAACAGGGTAGCCTATCATTCAACCCTATTGATGCAGTAGAAATAAACAATATCTATATAAGCTCAGATGAGTACATTTACTGTCCAACTGAAGGCTATATAAAGAAGATGTTTATCGAGTACAATATCTATGCAGAAATAGATCTAGATAAAACATTGATCCCATGCATAAAATATAATGATAAAGAGCAGTATGAGTATGTATTAGCTAACAGTATAGATGAAAACAACACTATTACATACATAACAAGAATGCCAGTAGAATTACCAAATGGTGATGAGAATAGAATATACTTATACAACATAAAAGATGAAGAGTATACAGAGGTTTTAGCAGAAAACCAAAATGAATTCTTGTCATATGAAGTTGTTGATAATGATTTTGTGCGGATTATCATTCGGAATTATAATGCAGAAAAACAATATGCTGTAAAATATACAGCAAAGGTATATTCAAATAATGATATTTATGATCTGAGCGATATGCAAAAATGGGTCAAAAAGAATAAGATCTACTATATGTATTACAAAGATATAAATAATGAATTTAAAACAGCGATTAAAGTAATAAATAGTAGCAATGAAGTTATTCCATTCACAGGAACAATATCTTCATTTATAGAAATGAGGTCTGCAGAGCAGCATTACCTCTCTCCATACATAATGAGATATCAATTGGTATGTAACTAAGGAATAATATGATAACTAGAAAATCAACAATAACAAAAGATGATACATTTTCATACGTAACAAAGAGTAAGGAAGAATCGACTAAAGCATATTATTCATTGTTGAATTTAGTTGACAGCTCAAATACTACATATCTTGAGTCTTCAATTTTTGAAGATTGTATCCTGACTAAATATTTAGAGACATATAATTTGGTTAAAAATGTTACATTTAATCAAAAGCTTAATTATATGTTTATAGATTCATTTATATCAGAGAAGTATATAGATAAAAACTTCCATGTGGATAAAACACTAAACATAGATGTTCTAAATGGCGATTTGACCTTACCAATAAAGGCCAGCTCTAATCTCCCTGTTGCATCTGTAATTATAGAAAATTCAAGTAATGGAACTATAGGTAGTAGTCTAGGTGAAACAAAGTACGATAATATAAATGACATACTAACAACAGAGTCGTCAAAGCTTTTCGTTTATGAAAAAGTTGTAAGTGAATTAAATATGTCTGATTTAAATTTTAATATTACACTAAAGCTTAACGAAGAAAGTATCTGTAATGCTATTTATATAAAACTGTATACAGACGAAGATGTCAACTACGCAAAAGTAAACAAGGTAAGAATTTCCAAGGATGGGATAACATATAGTGATGTAACCCATATAGATGTATCAGAAAACAAGGCAGATAAATATATTAGATTCCTTCCATCGCTAACAAGATACATATCAATTTCTTTTTCACAAAATGCCTACAATGCCATACAGACAAATTTTGGTACAAGATATAGATACTCAATAGGGATAAGAGAGATTACACCAAAGAGAATTGAATATGATTATTATGGCGAGTATGTTTCGATTCCATTATCTATGCCAAAGAATGTTAACAGCTTACATTTTTATACAAAAGATGTGTCAAACGATGATATAAAATATTATATATCTGCAAACAACGGTGGCTTATGGAATGAGCTAACAAAAAATGGGATTAATATACTAGACAATGAGAAACTAGGATTAGACCCATTATATGATATAGACTCGATTAGGGTTAAAATCTTAATGGATAAGACAGATATAAGTGTATCTAATGCATCTAAAACTGAATATTATTCTTATAATTCTGAAGGACGATATATATTAGGTGATACTCCATTAAGCACAAATGCCTATGTAGGCAAACATATTTCATATGGGCCTAAGTTTAAGAATGATATATCTATAGGAAATATAGAATATATTGGAGAGGGAACAATAACAAACCCTACTCAGTTTATTACTCTCAATAATGTCCCATATTATGACGGGATAAAGGATGACTTGATTATCGAAATAAATGGAAGTGTAATGGATACTGCATCTTACACTCTCATGAGAGATATAGGTCCAGAAAACTCAATACTAAAAATAACAAATGGCGCTTTATACGGAGTAACAATATCTGTATATTATAAGCCTTTTGAGTGGAGTGGATCTTTAGGAAACATAATCACGCTTCCTGCAAAACTATTTATTGAAGATAAAAATGACATAACAATATATTCAACACCACCAGCTTCAGGAGAGAGTGTATATATCTTTACACCAAATGATTTCGAGATAACTGGACAAGATACAATAAAGCTAAATGAATCAGCATACTCACATTTGAATACATATCAGATATACTTTACTCCAAGCGTAGATATAACAGAAAAATTAATTGTAAGTGAAAATATTGTATATCTACATTCACTACAAAATTCATCTCCTAAGACATCAGTTAGAATAGACTATGTATATAAAAAGTTTGATAATGAAAATGTTATAAAATACTACACACCAATATGCAACGAGTATAAGGTAGAATATATAGGGCTTACATAATGATCATAAAAGATATTATCAAAAATAACATACTAGATTTCTATATCTATAAGCACTCAAGCCAAGAGAGAATTTGTAAAGATATATATAATCTGAATTCACAAGTAAGTGGCTTTTTGTCAAATCTATTTATATTTAATACAGTACCTAAAGTAAATAGATTGTCTGAGATGAAAGGTGTTGAGTTTTATGAAACGTTTGAAAAAATAAACTTTATCCTTAAGTCTATATACGAATGCTCACAAAAGCTAAAGAGTGACTACGACAATATTTATAAGAAGTATAAAGCTTCATATAGCAGGCTAGATAATCTATTCTTAGAGATACAAGATAGAGCATCAGAACTGCTTGAATATAACTGTATAAATATATCAGTAAAGAAAAGCAATCAGACAGACAACTCTTCCTGCTCAAAGATAGGGAAATATATTGTATTACCTTTCTTCAGGAAAACAGTGTCTCTATATAATTCTCAAGCAGGAATAGCATGCTCTTCAAATGATGATTTAGTATTTTCAAATACTGCTGATATCTCTAGTATTCCTCTAGAGAAATTTGTATCATTCAAAGTTTTATCAAACAAGGATTTGTTTACCTTAGATGTAATAGTATCCATAAATGCTACAATAGCGAATATGATATATTTCAAAATGACAAATGAGGTAAGTTCTGTATCTGTAAAACTAAAGAAAGAAAATGCTGTCTTGAAATCATTCTCCTATAATACGAATGAGATAATTGCCAACTTTTCGCCAATAGAAATTGATAGTGTTGAATTTAGTATTACATGTAGCAATCTCAATAAAGATAAGCCATCTTCTATACAGATTGAAGATATCCAAATATTCTCTAATATAATTTTTCAAAAATATGGAGCATTTGAATCAAAGTCAAAGAAGATAGAAGACTTCAATAACATCAATACCATAACTCTTGAATGCGAAAACTATGGAGACAAGACTAATACAAATACTATTGAAATGGTATCAATGTCTCCTAGTCAGTCTGTAATAAACTACAATACGCTACAAGATAACAAGTTAGATATATCACTATATAAATACAAGTATAAGTACGATATATATAATGATGAAACTATCAACAATAATACACAAGAGATAACAATTCAGAACAAAGATTTTGTTATCTATTCCTTTGATAATGCTAGCACTTTATGGGATGCAGATATTAAAAGGAGTAAGATTTTATATGGCCTAAATGATTATTATTTAAATATAGACGATACTCCAACTGCCGACCAAAGATTCCAAACCTGGACGCTAGCTGGGAACTATTATATTACACATGTTCTTAACTATGAAGATGGGGTATATGTCAATATTGGTGCAAAAACCTGTATATTCAATAATAAAGAAGTCACAGGCATTATAAATATTCCCATTGGAATATCAAAGATAAAAGTGCATGTTAAAGATATAGATCTATTTAAACAAGATAGTGTTCATATATTGTCAAAAGAGAACATATTAAATGATAACCTATATCCATACAACTTCATGTATTTATTTGCAGGATTGCCTGAATACAATAATAGCGGAATTATTTCAAGAGTAACAAGAGGACCGTACTCAAAAGAAGAAAGTAAACTGATATCTTTGAGAGAGTCATTTATACCATTCACAGAAATAGTTTTAGACGATGTAGGAAGAAGGTATTCTTTACAGCTAACACGGACAACTGATATCCCAGGAACTTATACAATAGAGCCTTATGCTGGAAATATAAGAGTTGTGCCTTTCGAATCAGCAAACAGTATTACAATTTCATTCATTAAAGCCCAGTATAATTATAAGCCTTGTGGAATACTATTTAATCGTTTATTAACATATGCGCCAATTGAAACAGTCTTAACAAATGATAATTCTGAATTATTTAGTTTAGACGGAAGCTCTATAGAAAGAGCTATAATCCTACCAAAGATTGTTCCTCAAGCAAACTCATCTCAAATAATATTCAATAAATCAGATGAATCATTATATGTTTCTACAAGAATAGAACTACAGTCAATAGATAAATATCTTACTCCTATATTAAGCGATATTTATTTACAAACGAGATAAAATGGAAACTACTAAATATTTAGAAAAAGAATTCCTGTCTGAAGATGAGATAATAGACAGGAGCATAAAGACAAGAACTATCAATAATATAGCTGAAAAAATTAAAGACTTAAATACAAGAACTACTGATCCACAACTAATAGCTATGTTAGGATCCTTATCAAACTTGTTAAAAGATGCTTATGTTATTGATATGTATAAATTTCAATTTAAAATATTTACTTTAGCAATTCAGAAAGAGATATCTGCAATTCAAGAAGTAATTAGCGCAGAAGTATAATAATGATAAAAGAAATATTAGAGAAATATATAGAGAACAGAAAGAATAAACCGCTAGAGCATAGAGATAGGCTTTATCCAACATTTGCATCATGCTATGTAACATTTTCTAAATATAAAAGATTATATGGGAAATGTATGAGAGCAGCATATTATTCATGCATAGGCGAAGAAGAGAGTACAGAGCCTGGGCTAAACTTATCCATGCAGAGAATGCTGGGAGAATATACAGAAAAAATGATTTTAGATTGTCTTAAAAGACAAGACAGCCTAAAAGATAAAAATGTACCATTCGCAGTAGATAAGTATAATATTTATGGTAAACTAGATGGAATAGTTTTATATAATGGAAAAGAGTATGGTCTAGAAATAAAGAGTATAAGTGGAGCAAATGCTTATATAAATTATTTAATATTCGAAAACAATAATCCAAGATGGCAAGATTTATTTCAGACTATTATATACTGCTATGCCTTTAGAGATACCTTACCTAATGGTTTTATACTCTTCTATATACGAAGAGATACCGGAGATATAAAAGAAATAACAGTACAAGTAGAGCCATATAACAATGAGCTTTCTGTAATAATCGATGGTAAAGTAGAATCAAGATATAAAGTAAAAGACTTATTAGATAGATATGTAACACTCTATAAATATATACAAGCAAATAAGGTTCCACCTAGAGAATATATAGATATTTATCCAGTAGATATGATACCAGATTATTACAAACTTGGTATATTATCAAAAAAACAGGTTGATGCATATAACATAAAACCATTTGGAGATAGCGCCTGTATATATTGCGGGTACAAACACCTTTGTAAAAATGAGGAAAAATAATGAGAATAAACTGGTCTAAAGATAATGGAGTTGCCTATATTTATAATAGTAATAGTGCAACAAGGACTTATATAAATACTGATAATGCTACAAAAATAGATAGCGATCTTTCAAATGCTACTCCTTTAGATATTTTTAATGGTGAGTACATTATGATTAATCTTCCTGTAGCAATAAGCTTATCAGCAATAAAAGCAAAAATGACACCTAGTGTATCTGGTCAAATAGCTCAATGCTCACTAGATTCTACAGATGGAATAGATGGCACATGGATAGATTTACTAGATAATCAATCTTATACAGGCCTAGAATATAAAACATACACAACAACACCAACAAATTGCAAATGGATCAGACTAGGTCCAGTTGATTCATTATTTGCATTTCATATATTTGGTGAATATCAAAACCCTAGGTTTGAGGTGTGGAGTGCAGATGGTCTGTCAGAACTAACAGGTGACTATCCATTAGGGGTACAAGATATTCCAAATTCTTATGACTATACAGATAGGGCAAGATTTAAAATTAAAAATCTAGACATATATGCACATTCATATAGCGTAACAATTACACCAGTAAGATATGGTGGAGATTCTGTTATAGCTGATTACTGTACTGTATCTAAAGATAATGGAGCAACAAAAACCTCAACCCTGACCGTTTCAAATGTACAACCAAATTCATTATCGACTGAAACTATAGATGTGTGGATAGATATAACATCGGCCAATAATACAGCAGATGGATATCATTACTATTCCATAAGTATTGAAGAGCTTGTTTAATAACGGAGATTTTATATGGCAAGAGAATTTATAGATGGATTTGAGACAGGGAGCATGCACCTATGGGACTATGCCTCTGTAGGATGGCAAATAAGAGAAGCGTTAAATATGGCAGGGGGTTCATACTGTGCATGGAGTGATGACGGGAGTCTTGCATATAAAAACTTAACCTCAAGAACTGAGTATTATGGTGCGATGAAGTTTAAAAGACAATGGACAAATGGTACAGAACCAGTGCTTTTAAAATTTGCAAATAACTCTACAATATTAGCAACAATAACTGCATCACTATCAGATCCAGGACTTATTAAGATTTATAGAGGAGACTCTACAAACCTAATTGCGACAGGAAGTATTCCTACGCCAATTACAACCTCATTTATATTAGAATGGAATTATAAGCCAGCAACAGATGCAACTGGAAAGTTTATATTAAAAATAAATGGAGCTATTGACCCTAATCTTAATCTGACAAACATACAGACATCAAACAATGCATTAAATATAAATAGAGTATATATTGGATTTAGGAATTCAAGTTCTTGGGATGATTTTGTTATAGATTCTTCCGAATGGGTAGGAACAACAAAAATAGCTGCACTTACTCCAGTATCAGATGGGAATAGTACACAATTTACACCATCCGTAAGTGGCTCTTCTCATTATTCTCTTGTTGATGAAATAGGACCATCCGATACAGATTATGTTTATACAAACTCTGCAGACGTAATAGATACATATGCTATATCAAACCTACCATCTGATGCAAGTATTATAAAAAGTGTTGTAGCATGCCTTAGGGGTAAATATGATGGAGTCCCAACTCCAACAAAGATAGCTCCAGTGTTTAGAATAAATGGGACAGACTATGCTGGAAGCGATATTCCAATGACATCAGTATCTGCAACATATTACCAGATATATAGTACAAGTCCAGCAACAAGTAATCCATTCACGGTTAATGAAGTTAACAGCTTAGAAAGTGGAATTAAGGCGAGAGTATAATGAGAGAATTTATAGACGGTTTTGAAACTGGAAATTTTAGCCTTTGGGATGCTCGGGATGGTTATAATGACAATATCTCTATTGTTGCTGGATTTACGTCTGCAGGCGGAAGCAAGGCTCTCTACCTGCAATCTCCTGGTAGATATCTTCAAAAGTATTTGACAGCAAGGGATGAATATTATGTTGCTTTTCTTTATAAGTTTAATGTATTAGATACCGCTGGTAACTTCTTTAACTTCATGAATGGCTCTACAATTCTTGGCTCATTATATCATGGCTATAATGCAACTGTATTGACTGCAACAAAAGGCCCTTCATTCACTTCATTAGGTGTAGGTACAAAACAGTTTACTTCTGGACAAGAACTTTTAATTGAAATAAATTATAAACCTGCAACTGATGCTACAGGTAAATTTATTGTTAAGATCAATGGAATTATTGATTTGAATTTGACAAATATCATAAGTGCAAGTAATGCACTCCAAATTGATAGAATTCAAATTGGAGGAAATGTTCATAATACAGCTTGTGATAATATAATAGTTGATAGTTCAGAATGGATTGGAAATACTAAAATTACAGGGGTGACGCCTAGTGCATCTGGTAATTATACACAATGGACTCCATCTGCAGGAGATAATTATGATTGTGTAAATGAAATACCAGCTTCAGATACAGATTATGTCTCTACAAATACAATAGACATGATTGATACATATGCTATGGGAAATATGCCTTCAGAGGCAGTTAGCATAAAATGTGTATCGAGTCACTTTAGAGCAAAAACAGAGGGTGCTCCCACTCCAACAAAAATAGCCCCAGTATTTAGGATTGGGGGAACAGACTATATAGGAACAGAAAATATAATAAGCACTAGCTTCTTATCATATTCACAGGTTTGGGAAAATAATCCAGCGACCTCTTCATCTTGGGCTGTTAACGAAGTTAACAGTTTAGAAGGTGGAGTTAAATCGAGGGCATAATGGCAGATCAAATTTTAATATCTCAACTAGTAGATCAAGTAGAATACCAGGGAGCATCTGGCATATATCTTTCCCAGCTAGCTGACCAGGTTGAATATCTAGGACCATCAGGCATTTATACTTCCCAGAATATATTACAGGTAGAATACAAAGCCTACCCCAATATGACCTTTACAGGTGGGATTAATCTTGAAAATACTGCAATAGACAAAGGAAGCTTGGTCGGAGGAGCCAAGCTGCTAAATAACAAGAACAAGATATCTAATCTTGTTGGCGGATTTAATTTAGCAGACTCTCCATTATTTTTAACATTAAACTACTATACTCCATCTGCAAGTGGCATATATGTAACCCTATCAGGAACAGCATATAGTGCATCAACTCTGACAATCAACGATTCATCAGATAACATAACAAGAGACAGTGATAACTGGTCTTCAGTTGTTAAGCTTATCCCATATGAAACAGCTACGTTTATAATAAAGGCAGAATTCGAAGGTATTGCACTATATAAAACTGCAAAAATATATTGCGAACCATCTTTAAGTTTTTCTCTCAGCATAAAGCCTTCAAGAATAGTAATGACGGAACTTTTAATAGACGAAGATACCGTTATTATAGACGATCCTACAGTTTTCACAACATCACTAAGGCCTACTATAACAAACCTAACACAGACACCATTACGTGCGAAATATGGCTATTATGATATTGAATTCTTGATTGAAGATTTAAATGTTGATGATTCATCTACTTTGGTTTTTGTTGAGGATAGAGAAACAATAACAGTTATAGATACAGAGCAATCTCTATTATATAAAATCTATTACAATATAGACTTAGCACCATTAGGGAAAGATACGGAAACTTTATTAAATGGCATAACATTTATGTACAATACATACAGCAATGATGCTGACAGAAAACAGATATATGAATATGTCATCGATGAAAATAAATATGTTATACATAAAGCACGAAAGATGAATATCTTATAAAAAGGTTTAGACATGAGATTCGATTTAGAGATACATAAAGTTTCAGAATTAGATCATGAAGGACTGAAGTATATATCAGAAGTATTATATAATAATAGTGACAATACAATACTGCCAGCCTTATATGACAGGAAAACATTATTCTACTCCTCTTTGTCAAATAGAGGAAAGATAAATACAGACTCTTTCAATAACTTCAAAGAAGTTCCAACCTACTTATTCCAATCATACATAGACAAAGATATAAGTATTTTTGATACAGTTCCACATGCCTCTATTATTTATCCATTTTTTAATGGAGGCACATTCTATTCATGTAATAAAAAGTTTGTATGGTCAGATCTATATATTAAGCAACCAATTTCTTATAATGAGATAGATGGATACTATAAGTTTGAGATGACAGATGATGTGATAGAGAACTCTATATCAATATACACTTTGGCATTTTTACATCCAGGATATATAGATAAGAGTAAAGAGTTTGTATTTAGAGAGTTCAGCACATCACTAAAGAATACTTTTTCAAACACAAAAGAAGATTATTTATATACAATCTACAACAATGCCATATATTTAAATGTAAAGAAAATAGAGTATAGTGATTATATTATTGGACAATCAACTGAGACCAGTAGAGCTTTCCCATTGCCAGAATTTCCTGTTGTTGATGTATCTGTAAATGGATTTTCACAATCAGAATATACAATAATAAGTGGGCTATTAACATTTAATCAGGATAGCTCTTTGATTGCGGGAGAAACAATTAAGATCTCCTGTGTAGCAACCCCTGTTATATCGTATAAAAGATCAACTGATGTAAGATCAAATATAGTATCTTTAAATGACAGTATTACACCAAACTCACTAGGTTTTGAGAATGGTATATTATGTATTTATAACTCATACAACAATGTCAATATTCCATCTAACATAACGTTGGAGGTTGAGACTGTAAATGAATATAACAATATTTTTAAGCTTACATCAAGGCTAGAAAATAGCTTAGGCATCCCAATAAAAAATAAGAGTATTGAATTTAATATATTAGATGAAGGCGCTCTTTTTAGTGCAACAAATAGCAACAAATTTACTGGAACAACAGCTATGAATGGAGAGGTTTCTTGTACTCTATTTAGTGATTTTTCTAATGCTGGCATTTATATACAAAAAGAATGGGTTGATGGTACAGTTCTAACTATCCCAAAAGATATAAATATAGATAATATAGATAATGCATTTTTGTATATTGTTACAAATGACGATCCTATTCTTGGTAAGACATATTCTTATGGATATGAAGCCCCAATTACAGAATGGTATAAAGATCTAGATGTTTCATCATACTATGTTTCAGGAAGGAAGATTGCTTACATAGAACTTGTAAATAACAACGGAAGGCTAGAGCAAAAATATTGCAAGCCAGTATCAGCAACAAAGGTAGAAAACAAGAGTATATTGTTTAGGAATTTATTTGTTGAAAAACAAGAATATACAATACTAAGCAACATAACAGACGCAACATATGATTCAGATCTAGTGATAGATACATCAATGTATAAAAGCGGGAGTATTCCTTTTAACAGAATTCAACTATACAGTAGAGAGATTCCTGTTTGCACAGAGCTTGATTTTGGGAAGTCTATTCCAAAGACAAGTACTGTAAGTGGATACTATTTAGTTCTTAACAAGACCATAAGGGTTCAGACTACACATAAAGATGCAGAATTTTCAATATCCTCAGACATAAAAGATATTTTGATAAGGAATATCAAATCAGAATCTCCTTTCATAATTAGCGGTATAGCAATCAAAGATAGAAATACAGCACTAAATGATTTAGGATATTATACAGTATCAGACTATATACAGAATGAGTATAATCTATATCCTTGTACTTATGGATGTATTTACTCTGATGTTATTGATAAAAAGTGTAACAATAAAAACAAAAGCTATCAAACATACTATCAGCCAGATAGCAATAATACAATGTGCATACACACACCAGAGTACGATGCAACACTTGAAGAACAAGATAGGTGTCCAGGATTAGATGCAAGAATAACAAACCCATTTGTATTACCAGTAGAAGGAGAATAATGAATGGCTTCATATATGTTTACAAAATTACTACCAAAGGATGTATCATTTGTTAGAGGAGAATCTCCTTCTCCTGACAAGCTAAATGGTATATTCAACCAACTATCATCTGCAATGTTTGTTTTAGAATCTTTCTTGGGTAACGGAATAGATTATAGAATTACAGATGATGGCGATAGAAAGATGTTGTTTAATCTATCCTCTGCAATAGGAAGGGTAGATAAATTATATAAACCCACTAATAGACTCCCAGATTTACGAAGGATCTTTAAGAAATATGGTGGCGTATATGGTACATGGGACAGCATAAATAAAACACTAGAGTTTACAGGACCAGTTATGACACCGGCTAATCTTGAACCAGGGGATAAGCTTGCGATGTATTATACTGGAGAACCTGTAATAAATGTAAATGGTACAGACTATCCACTGGCTGCGAAAGCTGAGTTTGGGTGGTCCACACTTAATATTACCGATAGTGTAGACTACATCATTACGGCTCCTGCATCTGGACAGTCGCTTGTTGTAAAAAGTTTTTATATTTCAGATACCTTTGATGATGATGAGTGCTATAATACAGGTTATTCTTTGCCATTAGCTAATGCAACATACTATAGCGTAAAGACACCATGCGTATACTCGAGCCCTTCAGCTTCAGGAAATGCTAATATATGTGCAAACAAAACATGCAATTATTGCATAGGCAATACATATAACTATGATCTAAATGACTCAATTTCATATGGATCACCTATATGTTCTGGAGCAAGGAATTTAGACAACGAGCTTATAACATATACTGCAGAAGTGGGAAATTTAAGAGCTACATACCTTACATTACAATGTCCTCTTAATACCACAGAGAACTCATATGCCTTAAAATATAGACCATTCTCAATGCATTCAAACATTGTTGATAGTCAGATTATGCTAAATCAGTGCATGATATATGACATCAAAGACGCTGTGTCACCAGTCAAATATAACACTTATCTATATTCTGCTGGAGGAGTAGACGGTAATGTAAGAGGTGACATTTTCTATGTCACAGACAACCTAACTATTCAGGCAGGCGATAATAAAAGATATATTGTACTAGGTGGAAGCTATGGAATGATTGATCTATTATATGATATGATTCAGTTTGTAGAGAAGCCTATTCCTCCAGTATTAAGCTCTGCTGTATATGATATTTAATAGAGAGGATATATGAGATTTGATTTAGAAATACCTCAATTTAATATAGATGTATGTTTTATAAAAAATGGAGATAGTATTCCAAATGTAGCAGTACCAACCTACTACATTAAAATAAACTCTTCTGACAAAATACCTTCAGACTATGTTACATATGATAATTATTATTCGGAAGAAGATCATCTATATAATGGGTATGAAATTAAAAACGGTCCATATTTAGATAACATAAAGTCATCTAAATTTCTCATTACAAACATTGCTAAATTTTCCTTAGTGAGAAATACAAAGATGCCATTATTTTATAGACATTTTATCCCTGTAATAATAAAACAAGAGGGCATAATTATAGAAGACTATTATGGGACTATTGTACCTTCAGAAGACTATCTGATAGATTACAGTGATAATGGCACATATGTATACATGAATAAGACAAGCAAAGTTCTCTTCATAAAGTATGCATTAAACAATAGTTCAAGAAAAGAGCTTTTAAACCTTTTGCCAGTTTTTGAAGAAGCAGAATGGTCTGACATTCAAGCAAATCAAATACTCAAGCCTAATAAATATATATACAGAGAAGGCGCAATAGACACATCATATAATGGAGAGTTATATATAACATACTTAAGCAATACAGGATTGTTTAGGCCTCCTCTTGGTAACATAGACGATCCTTGGTACATTGGAATATTAAACTGTGAATTAACAATAGATGATAATATTTACAAGATACCAGAGTATTACTTTCAGCAGATGAATGCAGACGGAAAATATAAATTTGTTGAATTTAAAAAGTGCAAAAAGATATACAACAGATATGTAAAGTCACAGTACAATATCCATGATAAATACTATGATGACATTTATCTTTATATAAAGGATGGAAATACCAATAAGGTAAAGTATGCCTTTTCATATAATAAATCTAAAATTGGTACAATCTACAAAGACAATATTGTTTATGGAGAGTTAAAATTCTACAATAACGATGGAGTAATAGAGAGTCCAGTTGAGATACTCGATACTGATGAGGTATTTGCCTCACATTATACAAGAGAGAATTATTATGAATATAATCTTCTTGATATAAAATCACTAAACTTAAATAGCTTTAATTATTATGCGATATATATTAAGCCAAATGTTACAGAAGGAAGATCTGTTTTCCATGCTATAATTGGTGACAGAAAAGATGAAGATGATCAAAACTTATACTTCAACTCATTTGACGAATATAAAGCATACATAGATAATGAGGATAGAAAATATTATCATGTAGGAATTTTTAATACACTATTTAAAAAAGACGATATTGCACTATTAAGTGTACTAGATCAAGATACAGTAATGCTATCAAAAGAAGAAATAGCTAATATAAATGTAGATATGTTATATTATGATGTTTTAAATAATAAAATTAACATTCCAGCAAATGATGCAGTAATCGTTTCAATGGATACCTCAAAGCTGCAAGATAAGGGGATTATACAACAGGATAATAATGGTGTAATCGACAATAGCAGTAAAGACTATATTAGAATACTTGAAGGTTATACAACAAGAACCTTACAAGTATCTACAAAATCTATATATGAAATAATAAAGGATTAAAGATATGACATGGACAGATGTACCAATAGTTGCTCATATAACAAGAATTAGGAAAATACATATTGATGAAATAAGAGCTGCCATAGATGGACACTTCGGAACTGGAGGATCAACCCATCCAAATGCTACACAGTCCGTATCAGGCTTTATGTCATCTACAGACAAACAAATACTAGATGGATTAGCTATCACTGCAGGAACAATTATAGCAGTTACAGGATCTTTGCCAATTGTATCAAGTGGTGGAACTACACCAAATATATCTATATTAACAGCATCTGCATCTGGCATGGGAGCAATGAGTGCAGCGGATAAGATTAAATTAGACTCTATAGATATGGCAGGGGTAGGAATAGGGTCTTTAAATGTAACAGCTCCTATCACATCTACTGGTGGTTCTAGCCCTACTCTTGGTATTTTACCAGCTTCTCAGTCTGCAGCTGGATCTATGAGCCTAGAAGATAAAACAAAGCTAGATAATATGGCAGCTACACCAAAGGGAACAGTGTTAATGTTTTACCCTCCTGCTCCATATGCAATAACAGATTATTTTGACCTTGGAACAGGGAGAGGAAAGTCCATTGCTCAAGGTGGAGTTGTGGACATGTCTCAGTGGAGTATTTGTAATGGGATGAATGGTACTCCAAATCTTATAGATAGATTCCCTCTTGGAGCAGGGAACAAGGCGCTCGGAGTAACTGGTGGGGAAGCAGAGGTTAAACTAACAGAGGCTACTATGCCTACACATACCCATAGCTTAAATCATGTAAGTGCTCCAGTAGCAATGTCATTACAAATAACTTACCAAGATCAAGTTGTTCCAGCATCAGACTTACCAATAGGAGATTTCCCCGTAGAACCAGCAGGTGGAGATCAGGCACATAACAATATGCCACCATATTTAGTTCTATGGTTTATAATGAGAACACATTAATAGGAGAAGGATAAATGGCTTCAACATCAAAATGGCAATTAGAAAAACCTATAAGAACATCTCTATATTGGGATGTACCATTAAATGCAAACTTTGACACAATAGATACGATTTTATATAAACTACGAACAAGCTTTGCAGGATCATCTCAACCAACTGAAAATTCTGACAATGGATCATTATGGTTTGATTCTTTAAGCTCAATCCTCAATGTAAAATATGCCTCAGGATATAAAGAGCTTTTAACACTAGAAAAAGCTGATGGAAGATATGTAAAACTAGGTGGTGGCGAAGGCGGAGATGATGGTGGGATAGTATTTACAGGGATACAAGACTTCTCAAATGCATCTCTTCGATGGTTTGATATAGCAACAAATAATATAGCTCATATTTATTTTAGTGCAGCAAAGCATCTAACAATTGATTTCGGAGATACACCAGGTACAGATAAGATGGCATTTAGATGGACTGGTACAGATGGAGGATACGAAATATTAGAATTATTTTCTAATAGGATTGTAGCAAGTAAAAATATCAACTCTCCAAATGCCACAGATGCAACTCATCTTATAACAAAAGGACAGTGTGATGCTGCATATGTTCCACTTGTAAACTATACAGCAGCAGATGTTCTTTCAAAAATAAAAACAGTAGACGGATCCACATCTGGTCTAGATGCAGATGTTGTAGATAGTTTCCATGCCTCTAAAACGCCAGCAGCAAATACTATACCGGTATCAGAAACAGATGGCAAAATAAATAATGCATGGATTAACCTAACAGGATTGGATGCAGATAAGGTTGACGGAAAACACGCATCTGAATTTCAATTAGCGATGTCTGATACAGACGTATTAAATAAGATAAAGAATGTAGATGGAACAGGCTCTGGATTAGATGCAGATACAGTAGATGGGAAGCATGCTGATGAGTTTACTCCAGTAGGAACAGTTGTATACGTAGCATATAATACTGCACCTACAGGCTGGCTTAAGTGTAATGGAGCAGCAATAAGCAGAACCACATATGCTGACCTATTTACAAAAATAGGAACAACATTTGGAGTAGGAAATGGGTCTACAACCTTTAACTTACCTGATCTACGTGGAGAGTTCATTAGAGGATGGGATGACGGAAGAGGCGTTGATAGTGGTCGTACATTCGGATCAGCTCAGGCTCAGGCAACTGGACCACATAATCACGATGTAGCATATGGAGTTGGGGGATATTATCCTACTGCATATGGTGGATATGTCCTTAACTCAAAAAATTATACTGCAACAAACCAGGCTCTAAATACTGGAACAGGTATAGGAACCGAGACGCGCCCAAGAAATATTTCGTTATTACCATGTATCAAATATTAAAGGATTAGATATGAAGATATATAACTATGACAAAGAAACTTTTGAGTATGTTGGAACTGAAATAGCTGACGAATCCCCACTTGAGCCAGGAACATTTTTAATCCCAGCAAATTCTACAACAATTAAAGTCCCTGCATATGACCCAAAATATATCATATGCAAATGGCATGAAGATCTACAGAGCTGGACAGTTCTTCCAAGGCAAAGAGAAAAGATAACGCTAAGAAAAATACTTATAATGATTCTCGCATTTGTGAATAAAAAGACGTACCAAGCTCTTATGTTTTTAGATAGGTGATAATATGGAAACAATAGATAGAGAAAAATTTTTTAATGAATATAGAAATGTTTTTGGACCACTAAAGCAAAGTCAGGTTGATGGCATCTCATCTATACTTAATTGCCTTGAAGGTGATGAAGCAGTCAGTAAAGTTGAATGGGCAGCATATATGTTTGCAACAGTGAAACATGAGACAGCTGGAACATATCAACCAATTGAAGAATATGGAAAAGGCAAAGGTAGGAAATACGGTATACGATCTGCTAACGGAAAAACCTATTATGGAAGAGGTTACGTCCAGCTTACATGGGAAGCTAACTATTCTACAATGGGTAAATATGTAAAGCAAGACTTAGTAGCACATCCAGAGAAAGCTCTAGACCCTTCTGTTGCATATTCAATTATGTCAATAGGAATGAGGAAAGGACTTTTTACAGGAAAGAAACTAGGGGATTATATCAAAGAAGGTGTCACCGATTATAAGAACGCAAGACGAATTATAAACGGGATGGACTGTGCAGAGTTGATAGCAAAATATGCTACTAAGTTTGAAGGGATATTGAAAGCTTCAATATAATTAAACTTCATGAAGATAACAAGGCAGAGTAAGGAGTACAAAGAGTGGAGAATACACGCTCTAAATAGAGACAAATGGAAATGCAAAATATGCGGATCCACCAAATTCCTCCACGTACACCACATTATTCCTCTGTCTAAAAACAAAAAGTTAATCATAGATAGAAACAACTCAGTAACTTTATGTAAAAAATGCCATGCATTCTTAAGATATAAAGAATTAGCATTTGTATCTTTATTCAGGAATCTAATTAACAACAAGAGCTTAAATAAAACAGATCAGACTTTATTTAATATGATTTTGAAAAGTAGTAAAATAAAACTATATAGGGGTACAGTAAAGATGAAGAAGACAACAAAGGGAATGGGGAAGAAGACAAAATCAGGTGGGAAGAGTAAGGGTTGTTAATTAGAGGTGTAATATGAATTGGATCAGAGATCAAATAAGTAAGTATATTAATATTGTCGCACCAATTATGGTAGCAATACTATTAATATTAGGATTAATGTTATTCAAATCATGCAGTTATTCAAGTAAACTAAATGACTATAAAGAGGAAATAGCTAAGCAACAACAGAAGATAGCAGAGATAGAAAAACAACAGAAAACAATACAAGAAAACGAAAAGCTATATCCTGTTATAGACAATAAAGTTGACAGCTTAACAAGCAATATAAATAACATAAATAAAAAAATATCCAGCATCAAAGATGTGAATAAAAAGGAAATAGACGATGAAGTTAACTCGACTAATCTCAATGATCTTAGTAATAAGTTTCGCAATGCAGGTTACGATAACACCGTTATTTGCAGGTGATAATGGGCTATACTTCTCAGAACCAGTAGCCAAGAAACTATATTCTGATATAACTTATTACAAGGAAGTAATAAAGGTAGAACAAGAAAAGAATGAACTTCTAAAGAAGGACATAGAACTCTTAACAGAAAGAGATAAACTATATACTCAAAAAATAAATCTTCTACAAAAAGATAAAGAAATATTAACAAAAGAAAGAGACGATTATAAAGAAGAGTATTTAAGAGTAAGTGATGAAAAAACTGAATTAGAAGCAAATAAACCATCTAGGCTAAATTGGTTTTTAACAGGTGTTGCAACAGCAGCAATAATAGCATTAGGTGGAGCAATAGCGATAAAATAAGGATTTAGAAAGATGTTATTAGAACAAAAAGATAGGCCTATTTGTCCAAACTGTCTAAAAAGACCTGTTCGCAAAAATGGAGTTACAAAAATAGGAATTCAAAAATGGGCTAAATTATGTACAACATGCCATAGGATAAAATATAAAACACATCCAGGACAAGAATATAAACGAAATAAAAGTAACATTTGTGAAATATGTGGATTTATAGCAAAAGATCCTTGTCAAATAGATATTCATCACATAGATGGAGATCATAAAAATAATAAAAAAGAAAACATCCAAGAACTATGCGTTAATTGTCATAGGCTAATAACAAGATACGAAAAGCAAGGAATGTATAAAGGGAAGGGAGAATAAACTCCCCTCCCTTTTTCTATTTTAGAATTCTTTTATAAATATCTGATACTTCTCTAATCGTATTGTCATTCCAGGTATATTTAGACTGAACTAACTCTTTTGCACTATCATACATAAGCTCTCTAAAACAACGGTCTTTAATAAGAATTTCAAGTGCAGTTTTCCAATCAGAATATTTTTTACATAAAAAACCATTAACACCATGAGATATAACATTTTCATATGGATATATCTTACTCGCAATACTTACACATCCAGCTAATGTAGACTCATAGTATTTTAAAGCAGACTTACATACATTAAAGTGATTATCAGCCAAAGGCATAATGCTAATATCACAATTTAAGTACTGCAAAGTAGGGATATAATTTTTAATCTCTATGCCCTTATAAAATTTAACCTTATCATAATACTTTTTACGGATAAACTCATCAGGTAAACACCCAACAAAATATAACTCAATATCATAATTATCAAGGATATACTTGAGAGCACTTATAACAGGCTTTTCAAAATCTCCACTATGAGTTATACTTCCTGCATAAAGTATTCGAACTTTTTCATTTTCTCTTTTATCACAAAATAGATTTTCAACTAGATTTGGAACCACATGTACACTATCATTAAATCGTTTAAGATATTTAGCTAAAGGTTCTGTAGATGTTGTTACAGCATCACATTTAGAAATAATCTTATTCATAGACTGGAACATTTGTTTAGTCCAATGTTTACGTGAATAATTATAACTTGGAATATCCCAAACTAAATCATCTATATCAAACCATACTTGCCTATCAACATTATGAGCAGTATCAATAAAATCAATAAGACCTGGCATACAATGTCTTTGTAAAATAACCACATCATTAGAAAGATATTCTAATACACTGTTTGGCTTAAATCCTATAGTAACAGATGTATCAAAATTCTTACTTAAATACACAGATGGTAAATAAGACCTATACCAAAAACAACCAGAATTATCAGCCGACGTAAAAACAATTTTCTTATCCATTAAACATAATCCCACATTCATAATTTGAATAATCTTTAAATTTTCTCATAACCATATCATTATACATAATACCAAATGAATTTAAAAACTTAATATCATATTCATCAAAGGTTTTTCTACTATTAATAAAGCTACTGGCTTTAGAAATAAAAGAATTATTAAAAGTATCTTTAGTCCTAGTATATAGATTATCATACATAAGATATTTAAAATTATTAGTAGATGCTAGTATGGCAGAAATCATTCTCTCAAAAATAAATGGAAAGAAAGCAACGTCTCCACCTCCACCATATACACTTATATCAAATAATAACTTTTTAGTATCATCATCATCAGCCTCATAAATAGCCTTATAAAGCTTTTCACAATAATACATATATTTATACCAGAACTTTTTATTTGCAACCCAATAATTACAAAAAGAACAGTTATCAAAAGAGTTTCTTGTAGATCTAATATCTATATCAATACCAGCATCTTTAAATAGCTTCTCAGTTAATTCAATTAATCCTGGATGCCAATACTCTCCTTGGTACCAAACATTATAGTTAATAAAAGATTGCTCAGGATAAGGATTGATAACATAGACATCATATCCTTTATTTTTATTGATCCATGATACAAAATCAGAACCTCTTAAGCCTGTTTTTTCTTTAAACTTCCAAGACAAAACTCCAAAATATTTATTATTCTTAAATGGATCATGATTGAAATAAATATCTCTCATAACACCATATTCAAATTCTTTTTCCTTTATAGGATTAGAGTTATCATATGGGGTAAATGTTTTATCTAAACTTTGCCTACTTTTATCATCAAAATAAACTTGATATATCTTCAATTATACACTCCATCTTTATATTATACAAGGCTCATACTTATCTAAATTTATATTAAAGTATTTACCATTTTCTCTACATTGCTCTTCATAATCATCTGGAACAGTTGTCACTGCTTTAGACTCATTAATATGATTAAGATATTCGAGAGAGTCAGCTAGATCTAAGAACCCAGGAATTATACCTTGATACATAACCCTAAGTGTAAAGTTAGTATGTTCATGACCAAGCTTACGAGGTAATACTTTATAATAACCTATCTTCTCTATAAGTGATCTTGAAAACGTAAGCATACCACCTTGTAACAAAGGAGTCAAACGTAATTTAACATCATTATGAAAAAATATTTCTCCTATACCTAATCCATCATCATAATAAGTATGATTATAAAAAGAGTAATGAGGAAAACCAGTTTTTTCATATGCATCAATATAATAATTCCACCAACCTTTAGTATATAACAAATCATCATCACATAAGAATCCAAACTCACAATCAGATTCCAATATAGATTTTATACCAAGATTTTTAATCCTAGCATATCCTCTGTTCTCAGGTTGTCTATAAATAGATATATTATCGCAATCAAGATTATCAATAATATCCATATGCTCAGTTGTATTAGATCCATCATCACATATATAAATATGACCATTATACCCAGAGTCTAAGAGAGAATATATACTCTTTTTAAATATATTGAGCCTTTCAGGATTAATACCATATCTAAAATATGTAGATATAGCAAGAGCATGCTTAGTCATGTTTTCTGTCCTTAAATGCTATAAATGAAAATACACCAGTAGAATCATATATGGTAGGAAGATTTAAGCGAAAAATAGTATTATATCCATAATTGCCTAATAAGCTCTTCCATCCTTTTTTATCTTTACAATTTATATGAGTAGGATCAGAACGAGAGATACCTAAATAAAAATCATTTTGATTATAGTCAGCACATGGAATTCTACCTATAATAATTTTAGACTCAACATTTGTAAGCAAAGTATCAATTTCTTTATCAGTCATATGCTCAAGAACATCAAGCATTATTACTATTTCAGAATATCCTTTTGCTTCTTTCAAATATAGATTACCACGATTTTTACCAATTTCCTCAGCATACTTAGAAATATCATATCCAACTACTTTAAGGCTATGATGTCCAAGCTTTTTAAAACCTTCCATCAAAAAGCCAAAAGCACAACCATAATCTAATATACTAGTAAAACTAGAATAAAGAGATAGTGATTCAAGTAGATTTTTTAAATCTTTAGCTAAATAATAATATCTTTCAGCTCTTTCGGTATAATCAGTATAATTATTTGTTTTATAATATTCTTCATTATATATCATGCGAAATTCCTATCTGGCAACTCAGATGCTACAGTATGCAATAGCTTATTATTGTTATAGTAATAACAATGATAGCATTTATCTATATCAATATTATAAGGCGGAAGCCCATCTCTAAAACGACTATTACATTGATCATAAAACCCTTTAACGTCTTCTATATTAGTCATCTTCCAGTCATCTTCATAATTTCTTGTCTTAAGTACATGAGATGTACAGATATAAACTCCATTATAATTCCAATATGGTCTTATTAAACCAACATAGCAGCCATTAGGATAAGGATGATAATTATCATTAATTTCTTTAATAAATAACTTACCTTTATTATTATACTTAACAATAACATTATCCCATTTTTCATTTATAGTAAGAGAATCATCATTCAAACAATCAGGAGCTAGTCTAACAAATTTAACATCATAAGTAGCAGCAATAGTTGATATTAATTCTATAATGCCTTCAGTAGTTTTTTCATTAATAATATATGAAAGTCCTAGTTTTTCTTTAGGTATTGTTTTTAATTTAATATCTGTAAACAATTTACCAGAATCCAATACTGATAATGATATGCGAATCCAAGAAGTCTTATTAATTGATTCGGCTGTTAAATATTTACCAGGATCAACAGAGTTAGTTATAATGCCAATATCATAACCTAGATCATATGCAAAAGATATAATTTCATTTATATAAGGATGCAGAAGTGGATTACCACCACCAGTTATCTCAACTGCTTTTGCGCCCAATAGTTTAAAATCTCTTAATCCTTTTTTGATAACTCCAAAAGGTATAAACCCCTTTTTATCTCTATTCCCAACAGAGCAATAATGACAATTTAGATCACATGCTTCAATAGGAGATAGTTGAACAGTAATAGGCTTAAAGATTTTATCATTTTGTATACTATAAAGAACGTCAGTATGCTGTAATAACTTATCACCAAATGTAGAATACATCTGAGTCATTTCTTCATTTTTTAACAATTTTTACTCCTTAAAATATAGGGGCTAAATTAATAGCCCCTATCATTACCCACAGGATGAATGTCCACAAGCGAGACATTTATTACATCCACCATCTTTTATAAACATTTCTTCCTTGCACTCTGGACAAGTAGAATATTCTACTACCTTATCCTCATTTTTTCCAGAAATACATTGAACAAACTCTTCAATAATAAGACCAATATGCTGAGGTCTACTTTTAACAAATCCATACTCTTGAGTAAAATAGCCACCAGACTCAGTTGATGATTTAATAGACTTAAGATCTTCTATAATAAAAGAAATATCATCATTCCTTCTCATAATTGCAGAAAGCGTCTTACCTAAAGCAGCATACATTTCTTGATTTTCATTTGAAGAGAAGATAAAGATTTCCCAAGGTTTAAGAATACCATTATCATCAAAAGAATTAATAGTTACATATACATTACCATGAATATCTTTAATCTTATATGTCTTACCATCAAGAACTCTAGGGCGAGGAGCTAAGGTGCTAGAAGCAACAGGAGCAACTTCTTCTTCAACCTTAACCTCTTCTTTCTTTTCTACAAGAACACCTTCTCTTGTACCAGATCTAAATGTAGTAAATCCATGAAGCCCTTTATCATAAGCATACATAAGAAGATCTTTATAGCCATTAAGAGAATAGTCATTAGGAAGATTATTTGTTTTGGAGATATTTCCATCACAATATTCTTGGATAGCAGCCTGCATATTAACATGATCCATTGGATCAATTTCCATAGATGTCTTAAAGAAACTAGGTTTATCTCCATCAGGCTTATTGAGTTTCTTATATGCTCTCCAAGCATAATCTTCTACAGCTTCAGTCTTTTTACTACCATCAGGTTGAAGAATATTACGATTATACTCAAGACAAAAGATAGGCTCACAACCATTAGATATATTACCAGCTAATAGAGATCCTGTACCAACAGGAGGAATAGTAATAATTGCTATATTCCTAATGCCATATTTTAGGATATCAGGAATAATAGTATCATCTTCTTTATTTAATTTGGTAATAAAATCAGATTTAACATACTCTTCAGCATTAAACTTAGGGAAAGAACCAAGCTCTTTAGCTAAATTGATAGAAGCTTTATATGCAGTAATAGCAAATACTTTTTGAATCTCATTTGCTACTTCTCTACCAAGCTCACTATCATATGGAATTTTCATCATTGCCAAAAAGGATCCTAATCCAGCAATACCATTCAAGCCAATACGTCTTTCATTCTGAGCTATTTCCCTATTAGATTCATACGGATAAGAACCAACATCTAACACGCTATCTAAAAATCTAACAGCTAAACGAATAGTCTCTATATATTTTGTCCACTTAAAATTATCTTTCCAATTAAGACAATCGCTAAATGGTACTTTTATAAATTTAGTAAGATTAATATTACCAAGACAACAAGCAGCTTCAGGAGGAAGAGAAAGCTCTCCACAAGGATTACTTGCCTTTAATTCATATAGATACCTAGAATTGCTATCTCTATTAATTGTATCATGGAAAATAAGTCCTGGATCATTATACATCCATCCAGAATAACATAATTTATCCCATAGCTCTCTAGCCTTAATTACCTTATAGACCTTACCTTTAAATTGAAGTGCCCAAGGTCCATCTTCTTTAACAGCCTTAATAAAAGCATCAGTAATACCAACGCTAATATTGAAATTAGTAAGAACACCTTCTGATCTTTTTGCATCAATAAACTCAAAGATTTCTGGATGATCACAATCTAAAATAGCAATAAGAGCAGCACGTCTATTTTTGCTACCAGTTTTGATTACATCACAAGATGCATCAAAAACTTTAAGGAAAGATACTACACCAGAAGATACTCCACCACCAGACAATGGAGAGTCAACAGGACGAAGTTTAGATACATTAAATCCAACTCCACCATTCTTTTTGCTAATCATAGCAACCTTTTTAATTGCATCATAGATATCTTCTAAAGAGTCTTCAATATCAATTACAAAACAATTCATCATATATGAATTTTTTGTACCTGCAGCTTCGGTTATTCTTCCACCAGGAATAAACTTAAAGTCTTCTAGGATATCATAAAAATCATTAGCATAACCAGATTTATTAGATACAAATAAAGATACCCTATCCCATGTACCTTCAATATTATCATCATTGTCACTCTTATATTTCTTTTCCCAAATTTCTTCAGCTAATACAAAATCTTCAAAATAATTCTTACTCATAAAATCCTTTACTCAGCAGTTTCTTCAGTAGTTAATAGTTCAACAATTTGACTAGTCTCAGCATTAATAAGCTCAAACTCTTCCTTATTCTTTTTAAGCTGCTTATATTCTTTATAAGCTTTCTTAATAGACTTAACATCAATTTCTTTTTGTTCTGCAAATGTTTCAAATGCTTCCTTTATTAAAGCTCTTGTATCTTTAAGAGTATCTTCAAAGTCTTCTAACCTGCTAAATAAAGCATCAATATTTTCTTTTTCAATAGCCATAACTAATCCTTATCTACAATAATAAATGGAGATGTAATCTCTTTACGAAATTCAGCCATCATATCAATATCATCTTCACCAAACTCATCGCATCTACCATCTTGCTTAATTGTAATCATACCAAGAGAGCATTTGCCATTTTCCCAATCCAAACATTTAGGATTATTACAATATACAATAAGCCTATTATATACTTCTTTTTGTAGATCATTTATCTTATCTTTATATTGATCTATCTCACTTTTAAAGATAATACTAAAGATCTTTTTGTAAATTCTTTTAAACATTTTTCCCTCAGTAAAATTCATCAGCTATTTTTAATTTAATACATTCTGTACTAAGCCAATGCATATCTAATTTTTCTCTATGGATCTTATCTAACATCTTTTGGGTAATCTTAGTATACTTGAGGAGAATGCCTTGATATATTAGTACTAACTTTTTCTGTTCAATAACATCTTCTTCTCGCTCTTGTGTTTTACCAATACCACCACCAGTCATATCATGATACATAAGAATGCTATATGGCTGAATAAACCTTTTATGCCCAACAACAAAAATCATAAAGGCTGCAGATGCAACAATACCAAGAGCATAGGTATATACTGGAGTCTTAGATGTAGCCATAGCTGAAATTAATGCTAAGCTACTTGTTACAATTCCACCAATAGAATGAATATAGATTTTAATAGGGCATTCTTTTCGATCATAACCTTTAGAATCTGATTCAATTAAATCATCTTCTTCATTCCATTTAATGATCTGCATAACTGCGCCTTCAATTAATCTATCATCTATTGTGCCTTTTATAATAATTGTCCTATCTTTTAAAAACTCTAAATGAGTTTTATCTAATATTTCATCAGTCATCAGATTCCTCTTCTAGTTCATTTAAAATAAGATCACATATAACATCTTTATCTTCAATAGTCAATGATCTTTGCCCAAAATTATAAAGATTGATACGAATTCTCTCTTCTCCACTATATAAAACCATACTATCTAAAATATAAACAAAGCTTTCAGTCAAGGCAGGATCCGGAACAATATACAGTAGACCTTTTGCTTTAGGATTTAAATTATGCTTAAGATAAAGACTTGCTACACCTTTAGGAGCAATATTAATATGGGCCTTATTCTCATAATAAAGATTTGCAATACCATCAGAAATAATATCATAATCAGAATCTTCTATCATTTTACACCTGTGCTTCCATGTCCACCACGATTTTCATCTTCCATCTCATCAACTTCAATAATATTAACAGATGGCATTTTTTGCATAATTCTAAACTGACAAATCCTATTATTTTTAGGGATAGTAGTATCTTTATGAGCCAATGCATTAAGAAACCACTGATCATCATTCCCACAGTATGACTCATCAACAATACCAATTGAGTTAACAACTGTAATACCATAATTCTTAAAAGTAGAAGATCGAGGAGCTATCCAAGCTTCATATCCTTCAGGTAATTTCATAGCTACACCAAGAGGAATAAGCTTCCGTTCTCCAGCTTTCATCTCAATTGTTTCTGCAGCACGAAGGTCAATCCAATCACCAACAGCAATTTTTGCTATCTTATCGATTTCTTTATTAAAATATTTAACTTTAATATCTAACATAATTCTCCTGAAAAAGATATAGGAGAGATTTCTCTCTCCTATTCTTAATTAATCTTTCCTTTATTAAAGCTTATTCTACAGTTGGCTCTTCAGTCTGAACCAATTCTTTAGTTAGCTGATATAGCTTCTCATTAAGATCATCCATTTCTTTTGCAAGATCATCTTTGTTTACAATGCCTGCATCACTAAGGATTTTAATAAGAGCATTAATCATTAGATAGCTAATATATCCCTGGTTCTCTAGGGAAAGAAGCCTATCTTCAAGAGGGATACCTGGCTGCTCTTCAGTTAATGCATCAGTCTTAATTTCTTCTGTCATTTAAATCTCCTGTTACTCGTTTGATAGTATTTTGATTTTATAGAGAATATCCTCTATTCGCTCATTCAGTTCTTCTTGTGTTTCATATTTTAACACAGAAAGTATTTGTTTTGTATCTAATCCAAGATATTCAATCATATAGAGGATATATTTTTCATAGTATGTTAAACATTTAAAGATATCATCTTCTCTAACTAATGCAGAAATTTGTATGTTATCATATATAGAGTTTAATATCTTATCTTCTTCATCATTTACTAACGATGAATAATAATAGTTCAATCTATCAATCTGATCATTAGTCTCACCATTTTCATCTTCAAACTTATCTGGCATATCTTTTACATTAACAATTGCATCATTAGAATGCTTCATAATTCTAGAGTGCAATTGAAACTTAGTTATAAACTGTATATAATAGATACAATCACATCCTTCTATGACTTGCATCTTTCTAACAGTCTCAGTAATAATAGATATAACCATATTATATATATCTTCATATGAAAAATGTCTCATAATCCATCTAATCCTATATACAGCTTGCATATACGTCTGATATGTTAGATTAGCCTTCTCTTCTGGTGAAAGAAAGAGATAGAGAAATTTCTTCATATATGGATTAAGGAATATCTGTTGACTAGCATTTCCAGGAGTAATAATTATAGTATAAGTATTAATTATACCTTCTAATGCTTTGATTACTTCAAGCAAATCATTTTCATTATTACTCTTTTTATACTTTTCAACTAGTCTAGTTACTAGACCATAATCATTCCAATCTCGTTTTTTAGATCTTTTTTTATTCTTGGATATATTACTAAGAATATCAACACTAGGTTCTTTTACTTCTTCAGACATCACTTACCCTTATCTACTAACCATTTAGCAATAAAATATGCATCAGCTAAATCACATAATGCAATAGACTTTATTTTAGCAGAAGATAAATAGTCTGTAAAGCTTTTTTTAATATTATCTGGTAATTTTGATATAGTTAATTCTTTTGTCTTTTCTTTTATCTCTTGTTTATTCTTATTGTTAACCTTCTGTTCTTCTTTAGTTAACTTCTGTCCACGCTTAGCTCTTATAATAGGATATGTATCATTAATAAGCCTTTGTTCAACAGCAGTTATAACATCAGCTCTCCACTCTTTAACAGATACTATATCTACCTTAACATTAGGGAATAAGTCTAATAACTTCACCCTAAGTATCCAACTATTAGCACTGATAAGATCAGCCATACTAGATGGACTATTATAAGATAGTCTTTCCAAAGCTATATGAAGTGTAACAATCTCATTCTTAGGGATATTATCAAGTATAAAGCTACTTATTTGAGTGCTATTATATAACAACAATTTCTCATCATTATATTCACTAGTAGTAGAGCTAACAATCTTCTGGCTAATAAGATTATACTCTTTATCAAGAATAACAATTGCAGTAGATCTAAGAGAAAGGTCTATTGATACATATACATCACTCATCTTCTACCTTTTCATATGTAGCAAAAAATATATCTCTTTTACAAGGATATCTTTCACCAGCAACACCAGTTATAATAAAATCACCTGCTGTAATCTCATGGAATCCTTCAAGAGTTTTAATAGCAGGGATTCTATTACACTTAGGAAGAGGACCATTTTTATCATAATATCCTACAAATTTACCCATAAGATCATAACAAGCATATCCATCTTCCATGCCATATTCATACTCAGCTGCATCTATAACTACTGGTTTTTTCCTGTATTTAGCCATTTTCATTATCCTCAAGAGACTTCTTACTCCGCTTGCCTACTTTAGTGCCTACAATCTCTTTAAGCTTTTCTTTTAAGATTTCTTGCTCTTTAATTATATCATTATGTTCAAGAAATAACTGGAGAATTTGCTTATCAAAACTATCTAATACCTCTTCAGCCCTACACTCATGAGAGCACTGGCTATTATCTTTATTATATGCCTCAACAACACCAATAAGTTCTCTATATATCTGAACATCTTTATCTAGAGCATTTTTACCAACCAAAGAGCAGGATGGTATAATAATAGTACCACATTTAATACACTTTAATAGTGTTACACTAGTATGTTCTGAAGGAATAGGATCTCCAGCATTCCATACTCTAACACCATTAGCCCCAAAAACTTGAGGATTAATTTGTTCAAACAATACAGATTCACATTTAGAACATTTAAAATAACTCATATTTTTCCTTTTATTGACATGAAATAGAATCAGAACATATTTTACAATTATACAGATTTTTGTATAAATATGCATCTTTAATTGGTGTAATTAAATTACATAATTCTTGATAGTCATCTTCAAACCTACTTGGAATAAACTTCATCTCAATAATATCATTTACATCAGGATCAATAATCTTAACCTTAATATCTTTATTGAATGAAGAAGACAAAAAGCTATATGTTGTATAGTAATGTGCCCAATATTTAATCTTATCTTTTATAGCAATAGCATTTGAAAAATCTTCAAATTCAATAAAAGTAAGGTTCTTTTCATCATCAATTAATCCAAAGTCAACGATATCTCTATAGATAATATTAGTATTATAAATACTAATATCTATAGGGATGTTATATCCAATAAACACTTCATTAGAAAAGTTGGCAAATAGATTATTCAATTTTGTAATTAATACTTCAGAATCTAATATAGAGACTATGCTTTTCTTATTTGTGAAATATTTATTAGTATACTTAGTCCTATATTCTGCTAGGTCTAATTTTACATTTTCTTTCATTTCATAGGAAGCAATAGATTTAATATGATCTTTCATCCTTACAATAGATTCTTTTGGCTTTGATATATCTGTATATTTATCATTAAGAACATATTTGCCAAACTTAAACCTACATTCTAAGAATGCATCAATATGATACTTGCTAATTATCATTTTTTGAGCTCTCCTCTTGTGTCTTTCTAGCGTCTACTATACTCTTTACTTCTCTTGCACTTATATGATCATATATAGCAAGCTCTGGATGGAATTTAAAGAATACAGACTTTTTATACGTAGAAAATTTATTCTTAAGGATCAAGCCTTCAACTATAGGCTTAACTTCATCTCTAAAATAATAACCAGCATCTTTATCATATTCCATAGTTTTAGCATCAAAGCATAATTCAGCTTCTTCTCTTAATGAATTGATCTCATTCCATAAGAATATAATCATGTTAGCATCATACTGTAGAGAACCAGCAGACTTAATAGTACTTGCATCAGTATGCTTCTTATACATATCCATTTTATTAAGCTCTACTGTACATATTTCAACACAATCATATTTATTTGTAAATGTTTTTAATTGCTGTGAAATATATTGATACTTTAGATTTTGATCATCATATCCCATTTCAGTTGTAAGCTTGTGGAAGTTATCACAAAACACAACAATATTTCTATTAGGATATTTATTGCGGTAATACTTAATAAGATTCTCATGATATTCTACATCAGTTTTATGAGTGCTATCTTTTATGACCAATCTATCATTTCGTACCCACTCAGAAACAAGCCTATATGCTTCTTTCCTCTTCCTATTCATTTCTACATCCAAATAATATCCTGGATTTTTAAGCCAATTCATATTTATAGATGTAAGATTTGAGATAATCCTATTTTGATATACTCCTCGACTATCATCAATTGTATGAATAATACACATAGCATTATCATTTAGTCTAATAATATTATTCAATAATGAAACAAATAATGATGATTTACCAGCATTAGGAGAGCTAGGAACAAGAATAAACGCTTCATTTGCTGGAATAGGAGAATACTTATCAATATCCTCAATCCCAGTTAAGATCACAGGACTTTGCTCACCAGAATCCTCATTCTCTTCCATAGCATGTAATGCCTTTAGACATTCATTACTAGAAAACAATTCTTCATCATTACTATTAGAATTCAACATACCAATCTTTGTTTCAATAAGATTGACAGCAGCACTTAATGCTTCAGGATTCATAGAAATAAGCTCTTTTGCTTCATCAAATACTTTTAAAGCATATTCGCTTTTCCTATCTTTAGAAGAAGAGATCTTTTGTTCAACCTCAGAATGGATAACGCTTTTGTCAATATCGGTCATATCAGCAATAATGGTCTCAATCTTAAGTCGATTAATAGGACTTCTTTCTGATGCTATAAGAGGGATAACAGCTTCAACAGCAGCATATACATCACTTCTGGCATATAGCTCTTGAGTAGCATACCATTCTAGTGCATTACGCTCAGGTATTTGTCTGAATGCATCAGCACTATATTTACGGATAAACTCATCAGGATCCTTTATTTCAGGAAAGCCTGACATATCAATAATATACCAATCTACAGGCTTCTTACCATAATACTTCTCAATAATCTCTTTTGCTCTAGCTCTCCCTTTATCATCATTATCTAGAGTAAGAACAAGAGCAGTAGCTCCTAAGCTAATAAGCTTATCAATAGTTACATCCGATAAAGCTAAGCCACCTAAAGCAATAGCATTATGTATTCCATTTAGCTTAAGAGAATGCTTACATCCATGACCTTCAACAAGCATAATTTTATGAAAATCTTTAACATCATTTATTCCATAAGGACATAATGACTTTTCATAGATACCAGTAAAATTTGCCGTTGAATTATATTTCATTGGAGCTTTAGGTTTAATAATTTCAAGAGAGTTTAATGCCTTTTCATATTCAGCCTTTTTCTCTTCAAACTTAACATCTCTACTATAGAAAGCACAAACATAATTGTACTCATTCTTTATAGTAAAGATAATATTATCAGGATTAAAAATATCAGCTCTATCTAAACCAGATAGCTCAATAAAATCTTTTGTAAATCCATGATTATATAATAGATCCATTATATCTTTAAAGCTATTTACACAACCTAGTCCATATTCAATTGAGTTTTTCCTATCCCACTTACGCTTGTTACATTCTTTTTTAAAACAATCTGTAGGATTATTCTTTGCTTCTAACTCAATAAAATCTGCTACAATTTTATATGCCCTAAAGTAATTATATTTTAATGCTACTTTTTCTTCATTAGTATGAGCAATACTATATTTTATATCATATCTTTCTGCAAGCTTAAAAACATTCTCAGAAAGAAAATCATTCCCAGAAATAGGAAAGTCTTCTAGCTCATGAGCGAGACTAAATATATCATAGCTTTTATTGCAACGTCCAAAACAAGTCACAAAGATACCTGATTTATGAAGAGACATACTAGGATCAGAGTCACCTTCGTGAACAATACAACTAAATTTTTTATAGGGATCTGATACCCCATGCTCTATAAGATAATCTGGAAGCTTAAGCCTTACAGAATTCATTACCTCTTCAACTGACGTTAAAATAAAGCACCTCCCAATTAAAGAATTATACTATTATCTGGTTGAATAATAATATTGTGGAATTTATTTACATACTTTTCATATAGATTAAGGAAGGCATCTTCCATAGAAATTTCTGCAATCACATGATGAAGGATAACATATTTTTCTTCTTTCATAAACAACGGAGCAACAGATACCTCTCCTGGTTGCATACCAGGAACAAGCTTAAATGGATATTTAAGTTTTATCCTTCCATTATCATACTCTTTTTCGCCAATAATATACCCTAGACCTGTTGCATAAATTTTTACATTATCTTTATTAATATCCATTATTTCTCCCAACTATTACTTTTACTGAAGTCTATATATCCATCAGTCTTAATTTTGTCGTATTTCATAATAATTCCTAGGCTAACTACAGCACCTAGTACTTTTATAACTCCAGCTATCTTTCGTAAAGTCCCTATTTCTAAATTCATCAAACACCTTTAAAAAAATTTATGTATATTCTTAATTGCAGTATATAATTCAAGCTCTTTTAATTCATTATAGAATCCACTATAATTATTTGTATTTTCTACTTTGTAATATTTTGCCTCAGTATTTAGATATGCCAACTTAAGACTAGTATTTAATTGGTCAACTAGCTGAATTGTAGGCGATTGAGGGACAGCAAAGTCAGCAAAACTATCACATGTTTTACACTTTATACATGTATTCCCATTACAATTACTTACCAATTTCTTTTTATATTTATCAGGAACGTTTTTCCAATCATCCCATAAATCAGATATATGGTCATATTTATTTATAAAATATTCAGCAGCCTTCGGTCCTAATCCTACAATAAGATTATAATTATCAGCTATATCTCCTATAATAGCAAGAAACTCGCTAAACCTTTCAGGGCCAGGAATAGAAACATTCCATTTCTTTTTCATATATCTATGAAATTCAGGAATACCAAATATTTCTTTTGCTTTATGCAATTTAATGTTTTCATACATAAGTAAAGGAAACATATCTTTATCATCAGAAGAGACAACAACATCATGACCTTCTTCTGCAAGCTCAATAGCTCTACATGCCAACACATCATCTGACTCATCTGTTTCAGAAGTATAACAAGCTATCTTACTCGTCATAGGAAATAGCTCTAATGCTTTTTCCATTTGATATGTAATAAACTCTGGCTTCTCACCTCTATTTGCCTTATAGCCATCTATAAGATTACTTCTATCTAATTGTCCCTTTGGTGGGTCAAATACCATTTCAATTTTATATCCCTCATCTATTCTAGTAATAAGCTGAAGGAATATACCATATAATCCACCTGTTACAATTCCACTAGATGTCTGTAAAGGAATTTTACCTTTACCGCCACATATAGAGCATTCTTTATTTGAATTAGCTCGTTTTTGACAGATACAGTCACGAACTTGAGCAAAGGTACTATTATATACATGGAAGCTTGTATCAACTAACCAATATTTTTTTTTCTTATTTTCATCATTCTTAAATTTATGAAACATCTCGTTCTCTTAAAATATTTATTAAAGGTTCATGCTTTTTATTCTTGTCAACGCTTAATATATTTTTATGTACATTAACATTACGCAACATAGGAGATATATTAGGATTATATTTACCTAATGGGTTGTCAAATAGACAACAATTATCATGTTTACATACAAGCTTATTTACAACTGAATTACAACATATTCCTATATAAACATCTTCTAAATTTTGTATTTTTTCTAGGATAGGCAAAAGTGCTCCAAGATATACCATATTATCATATGTATAAAATTTATTTGCATATTTATCAGATAGTATATCAATAAACTTCTTATCAATCATCTTAGATAAAAATGACTTAAAGTAATCAGTAGCAAACAATTGCTTAATGGTAAATTTGCTAATCCCTTTACTATAAGCTTTAGAAATTATATTTGCAACATCACCATCATTTATTCCAATGATAAAAGGATCAATAATTATAGATACATTTAATCCCTTATTTACAAGCTCTTCAGCTTTATCTAGAATATTTTTAGTTGAAGAAAATTTAGGAGATATAGAACCTCTAACTATATCTCCCAAATATGAATCATCAACAACCACCCTAAATTGGATGAGTACATCTTCTTTAGATTTTTCAAATAGTTCTATAAATCTTTCTGGTATTTCATGTATTGCAGTTTTGAATATTACTTGTGACTTATTATCTAAAAAATCCTTACACATAAAGTAAGAATTATTAGTTGTACCCTCACTATACAATGGATCACAATTTCTAGATATAGTAATAGGAGTCTTGTATAAATTTGTATTATACAATTTTTCAGATGGAAATCTAGTATTAAATTGTCTATCTAACATTTTTAATGGAGGGTCAACTTTAGAATAACAAAATTCACAATCTAAGCATTTATGATTTATAAAATATGAATAATCTAATCGAAAACAACATGCTCTCTGTTGAGCTGTATTTGTTGCATATTGTTTTGTAGGTTTTTTATTCTGTGTCATCTTCTTCACTTGTTACATATTTATTGAATTTATTGAAAATATAAATAAAGCTTACTTTCTCATTGTAATCTATTTGTTCGTAATTTATCCCAAATTGTTTACAAATCCGAATTAGCCTATCATCCCTATTCTGTTGTTTATTAAAATCTATCAGTGTATTTATCTTGCTTTTACCAAACCCAGATGGTTTATGATGTTGAATACCATGTATTTCAACAACAAGATTTTTAGATGGAATCCAAATATCAACTCTAATCCCTTTATGTAAACAATTGTTTGTAATTTTATCTAAAGTCGTTTCAGATTTGATATCGGCAAACAACATCTTCAAATAGGTATATGCCTCAGTCTGTTGTTTTGACATTTTCTTCTTCAGAACTCAATTCTGTAGCCATAGTAAATTCAGACGCAAAAACAATACCAGTACTATTTAGTATATATTTATCATATATATACTTTAAATACTCTTGGAATAAAGCATTATCTTCTCTAAATTCATCAATAATATTTTCTTGACCCTGAACTTTAAATTCTTTTCCATTAATAGTAAAATTATACCAAGATCCAGCCTTATTGAAAAAACCTACAAGCGCTCCAAGATTTACAGCATCTCTTACAATATCAAATCCACATTCAGATAATGGAAGTTCTAGTACCATACCTATTTTAGATGATCTAGCTTTCTCACATTTAATTTGTACGGGAGTATAAGTAAGATTGTAATTACTCATTCTTTTAAAGAAATATATATTATCTGGAATATGCTCTAGAATCTTACCGCCATTCATATGTAAGATTTCTGCACCTGATTGCGAGTAACCACCTTGTTTTACCCTTGCTTGTTTGATCCAATAGCTAGTTACCTCAAATTCAAGTAAAGCATTATAAAACTTAGGTAGATGGTCAGAATATGCACCAGCATTAGAACCTCTAGTGGCTTCATAAGCATTATCTTCAATTTTACGAGCAATAGTCATATCAAGAGAATCCCACATCATTGCTTTAACAATGCCCAAACGAATTAACTCTTCACACTCTTTAAGCCCATCTTCCAGTACTTTAGTTCTTTTTATAATAACATATTTATTATTAACCCCAAGAGACGAGGCATATGCAGCATCATATCCTTCTGTTGCCCAAACTAATACGAATTTAGTTTCTCCAGATTCATCAATTTCTCTAGTATGCTTAGCAATTAAAAGATAGCATGCAGTAGACTTTGCAGAGCTTTTAGGCCCAACAAACATATTTACCCTACCTTTTGTTACACCACCAAGGAAGTCAAGGGTAGGAATATTAGTAATATATCTTTCTATAGAACATGCTTTATTTATTTCTTCACCAACAATACTTTGCGATCCTTTAAAGGACTTTATTAATTTAACAGCATCTTCGTAAGAAATATTTTCGTTAATTTTAACTGGTGCTTTCGCCATTCATTTCCTCTTTTAATTTTAGTTTTAAAGCATCTAATTGCCAAAGAAGAATAGCTTTATAGGTTCCATTGACAGAGTTTTTCTGTTTATAAACTCTACATAAACCTTTTAATTCTTCATCTGAGACATTAGCCTGCTTTTTGAACAGGCTAATATACTCTTCCTTTTTCTTTTTGTCAAGATTTCTTTTTATATTCATTTAATCTAAATCTGCAAACACCTTACTTGCAGAACTCCTAACATCTGTATCTAATACAACTGCTCCAACCAAAGGATTATTCTTAGTTTTATTGATTAGATAAAGAAGGCCATTATCTCTCATATATTTACTTTCAGCTTGTTTCCAGTCTCCAGAAAAACAAATACATGAATTCTCAGCAACCCTTGTTCCAATAAGCTTAATAATTTTCTTATTCATATCTTCAGCTTCATCAACTAACATATATGTACTAGAGATAGATTGGCCCTTAATATGATAAGGAATTTCATATTCTAGCTGTCTATACTGAAGAAGCCTTTGAAGTTCTAGCTCTCCACCTTCAAGCTGTTGCTCTATAACTTTATAAAAAGGTCCAATCTTTTCATCTTTTGTTCCAGGTAGATGACCAATTTCTTCCCCACTACCAATAGGATTCCTGATAAATAGGATCTTAGAATAATTACCTTTTTGTAATAGATGATATAAAGCCATTCGAATATTAATAAAGCTCTTACCTGATCCATATGTTCCAGCTAAAATCTTGATTGGAATATCAGTATCATTTAGGAGATCAATAGCAAAAGCTTGAAGATCATTTAATGGTTTAATAATCTTATTGGGAGGCAATTTAAGATTAACCAATTTATTACTAATCCATTTCATCTTATCAACTGTATGACCTTCATCATTCTTAACTAAAAGATATTGATTAGGGCAAAGGTTAAAAATATTATCATATGGATTTTCATACATATTAGACATATCAGCATCAGACAAATATACAGTCTTAATACCAGTATAGATACTATCCCCTTCAGGATATGGATCTATAGCTTCTACGCCAAACTGATTAGCTTTAATCCCTAAGCAAATGTCTTTGGTGTATAGCTTTGAATCATGAGTTTTAGCGCATTGGAGAATAATATCATCATTCTTTACTTCATCACATCCAAAATCAATATCTATCTTGACAGAAGAAGATTTAATCTCCCTAATTGCCCTTCGTGCTTCAAATCCTATACAATCATCATTTTTTAACTTGTCTAGTTCTTGCAAAACGACAAGTGGGATAATAATATTTTCTTCTTGTGAAAGAATATCGATATTATGTAACAATAAATTTGTATCAACTACATAGTGTTCAGAACTATTCATTTATTCTCCAGTTTTCTCAGTATAAATTTTAATCTACTATTTATAATAAACTCTTCAGTCTCTTTCTTTTTCATCTTTTTATATGCATAACCTTTTAAATTATCAGTTATATCATTTACTATGAGAACTCGTTCATTATTTTCAACCTTAACAAATGCATGAGAGATAACAACAACCTTCCCTTCTTGCAATAAATCCATAATTTTACTATATGTTTTAGGAAAACATATACATTCAATACTAGATTCACATGAGTCAAGATTAAATGAAGCCATATTAAGCTTTGCTTTTGTTTTTCTTACTTCTATACATGATAATGCGCCAACTGTTATAACAGTCATACCATCATCATACTTTTTCAAATCAGAAATTTCAATACATTTATGGGGATCTAATATATAATCCTCCATAGGATGCTTCTTAATATAAAGTCCTAAAGCATCAATTTCATAAGACATAGAATCTTCAACATTGATTCTTTTAAGAATGCAATTATTGATAAACTCAGAATAATCAATCTTGCATAAATCAAATATAGTATATGTCTTTATGTCTTTAATAATACTATTATAGTCTAACATATCTCTAATAGATTGAAGAATAGACTCTTTATTACCAAAATCAGAGAATACTCCAGCTTTAGCATAAGACTCCAATACTTTAGAATTAATTAAATCCTTATTCCTTTCAACAAAATGTCCTAAAGATTTATATCCAGATTTAGGCCTATTCTTTATAACCTTTTTAGAAACATTTGCTCCAACACCCTTAATTGCATTCAAGCCAAATATAATAGAATTACCATCTACTATAAAGCTATCTTGAGATTTATTGATATTAGGAGCAGATAAAGTAAAGCCTCTATCTTTAATTGCCTTTATATATCTTCTTACATCATCAGTATTCCCTGCATCTATAGTAAGAGCTGCAGTATAAAACTCTAATGGATAGTAGTGAGAAAGATACGCAGTATAACACGTAATATAAGAGTAACAAACTGCATGAGATAGATTAAATCCGTAACCACTAAATCCTTCTACTTGATGAAATAATATACTTAAATCATCTTCATCATATCCATTCTTTACTCCACCTTCAACAAACTTTGTTTTTAAAGCAGCCATTTCTTCAGGCTTCTTTTTACCCATAGCTCGTCTAGCATTATCCCCTTCAATCTCATTAAAGCCAGCTATCTCAGTAAAACACTTAATAACCTGCTCTTGATATATAAGAAGTCCATATGAGATATTACATATATCCCAAACTTTCTCAAGAAGCTTTTGGTCACTTAGTTCATATGTAAATTTTTCACCATTAAACTTTGCATTTACATATTGCTCAACCATACCCATAGACATTGGGCCAGGACGTAATATAGAAGTTAAATCGCTAATTTCGTTAATATTCTCTGGCTGTACTTTTGGTAAATAAGCTGCAGCAGTACCGTCAAACTGAAAAACACATGTAACATATCCATTATTAAGTAGATCATATATTCCTTTATCATTTACATCAATTTCAGACAATACAATATCTATACCTTTAGATTTCTTGACTAGTTTAATAGTCTCATTAATAACATCAAGAGTTTTAAGCCCTAAGATCTATTTTGTTACTACTGATTTTATTTTATTAATTATGTATTCCTTTTCAATTGATTCATCGTATCTTATTCTAACTAGATTTATATCCATAGTATCTAATAATATTTCTTTTAATTTATCTAGTTTTTTATGATATTCAAAATCTTCTAAATCACTATGAAAATGAGGGGTAAATTCATAGTGTTGAATTCCATCATATTCAATCGCTAATTTATAATTAGGAAAGTATCCATCAATATATAAATTGCAATTTGTTTTTGGATTTTTTAATTGTGGACAAGTCCATTCTTTAACAGGATCTTCATTTAAATATTCAGCAATAATATTCAATATATCATTTGCTGGTTTAGATGAACTATCAGGAACAATTCCCAATTTATTATATATCTCACACATATTTCCAATTCTTTTAAAGAACGTAGGAAAAGATATATGACACTCTTTATCTATTAAAGAAGAATTTATAAATCCATTTTCTAAATATAGATTTTTTAAAACTTCAAGAAGTTCATCATCTGTAAGAGATTTTGGCTCACGTTTTGAGTGTAATCCTAACTCAATCATCATTTTTGAAAATGATCCAAATAACCTATCTGTTACAGTTTGAGAATACTTTCCTTCTTTTCTATGAAGTATAGAGTCTAGATAGCCAAATTCATCATATATTCTTTTGGCATCTTCGAGAACTTCTTCTTTCGTTGCTTCCATTTTAGAACAATTAAGTGGTATATTTAATTCTTTAAGCATTTTATTCCAAGTCCCAAAAATTCTTTTTATTGGTGCTCTTGAAAATTTACCATTTTCTAAATAAAACTCTCTTGTAAACAATTCTTTATTTTTATTATATACACTTAATACGTCTTTAATAACTTCTTCTTTAGTTATTCCCCATCTTTTCATAATTAATAAACTCCTTGGATTATTTGATACCATTTGTATCAAATGTTAATAACTTCAGTCCAAGGATATCAGTGGCTAAATCATTTCTGTTTAGCTCTTTATGTTTCCATAAAGTACGGACTATACCATCATCCCATAAGGATGCCCCTTGGTAGTCTCTGAGGGCTTCTCTTTCGAGCTATCCCTGCTGATTGTCTTCGGCATTATCCGGTCAGGTTTCCCAGCATATTCAGGGTTTGCAATATACATTACTGTATAAGGCGACAATTTTGTTTATCGTATTTTAAAAGGCCTTTACTTTCAACATCCTTCATATCAAACTGTGACATTATTTCAGCATTTTCTTTTCTTGTTGCTGTCATAATAGGAAGATGATTAGTAGTAGCCACATCTGATATAATACCTGCAGAGGCATGCATACCAATACTATTAGGAAGGCCCTCTAGTTTTCTTGCTACATCTACAATGTGCCTTACTTCTGCATCAGTTAATATAAGAGTTTGAAATTCCTTATTTGCATCTATAGAATCCTGAATAGTAACACCAGGAAGGTCAGGAATAAATTTAGCTACTTTATTTTGTAATTCAATAGAATATCCTAACGCTCTTGCTGCATTCCTAATAGCTCCTTTCGCAGCCATAGTTCCAAATGTAGCAATATGCCCAACTCTATCTTGTCCATATTTTTCAGCAAGATACTCAAATATCTTTCCTCTTTTCTGTTGAGAGAAATCCAAATCAATATCACAATAAGAACCTTCAGATTTAATCTTTTGTGGACCAGTAGGTTTCTGATCAGTTAATCCTAATACCCACAATAGAAGAGAATTAACATCATTATCAACCTTTACTTTAGAAAGAACATTAAAACATAGTCTATTATCAATGCCTTGAAGAGTTGCATTTTTTACTTCAGTATATAACCTAATATGCTCTTCTTCAGTTAAACCTTCGAATCTCTCTGAGTCTTCAATCAGCCTAGTTAGATTATTTCGTATATGATATTTAATCATTATTAATCTCTATTACCTTGCCCCATCTATCAGAAGGAATAATATCTGAGATAGGTCTATGGAAAACAACCATACTCCTTTCTATTAAAAGAACCTTCTTTGCATTCTTCAAAGCAAATAATTCTGTACCATTTTCAGCTTCTACAACTACAACGCCTTCACTAGTCATCCATGCTTTCATTTAATCTCCCTTGTAGATTATAATTATCCTCATATATTATATGTATACCCCATAGGATCAAAATAGTCGCAAACGGCATGAGGTGCAAATTTTACATCCCATACAAATACTGGATTAGAATGACCAATGCAAACATGATCTTTGCCTTTTAGTACAGATGAATCATTAGCAACTCTTACTTCTGGCAACCTGCATCCAAAAGCATGCTCATGAGAATATTTTCCTTTAGAATTTTTACAGTTTATACAGCACTCTTTTGGATATAAACCTTTATCATCATCAAATCCTTCTTCTACTAATTTAAAACTAGGAGGAAACCATTCTATCCAGTTGTCATCTGGATTTATTTCATCTCTAAATGATTCAGGCCACCATCTTTTATATGGCTCAGACCAATAATACTTAGGAGTCCATCCTTTATCTAAAAAATACTGCTTATCACGGTTAATGCTTTTAAGAAAAGCAAAACATGCTTCGTCACTCATATATTATACCCCAAAATCATACTGTAGAGATCGACCTACATTTATTGCCCTAGAAAACAAAAGACCATATTTGACAGGATCAACCTCAGTAATGCCAGTAAGCCAAGACACAATACTTCCTCCCATTGATCCCCTTCCAGGTCCAACAGGAATATCATTATTCTTAGCCCAATTACAATAGTCAGAAACAATAAGGAGATAGTTCTCAAGATCAGCCATATGTAACATATTAAGTTCATGCTCTAGCTTATCTATATATAATTGATTACCTCTTAATCCTTTTGCATCTAAACTAGTATAACATACTTCTCTTAAATGCTCATATACATCTTTATCTGAGTTTTCTACTTCATATTTAGGAAGATAATATCCAGTAAAGTCAAATTTGATATTGCATTTATCAGCTATCTCATTTGTATTATGGATTTCTTCTTCTTCAAACCTTTCAAGCATTTCGTCATAAGATAACAGATGATATCCATTACCATCAAATCCATCATCAGATTTACCAACACTATTATAAGCAATTTGTTTAAATATAGTATGAATATCTTTATCGGACTTATTCACCATATGAACATCAGTACCAGCAATAATTTTTATACCTTTTTCTCTACCATAATTTCTAAAGTGATCTTTAATAATTACTTCTTCGGCTATATTATGGTTATGAACTTCTAAATAAAAATCATTCCTAAATAGATCATAGAACTCATCTATTTTTTGATTAGCTTTATCAATCTCTCCAGCTAATACTAATTGTTGGAAAATACCCTGCATACATCCAGTAGACACAATAATATCATCCTTATATCTTTTCAATATCTCAAAATTAACTCTAGGCTTTTTATAAAAATTATTTATATAAGCTTCAGATGATATTGCACAAAGATTTTTATACCCATTGTTATTCTTTGCAAATAAACATAGATGATAATTGTTTTTATCATCTATAACAGAATCAGAATAATATGCTTCCATTCCAAGAATAGGTTTTATATTCTGCTTCTTACATTCTTTATAAAATTTATAACTACTTCCAAAAAAACCATGTTCTGTAACAGCTAAAGATTCACATCCAAGCTCTTTAGATCTAGATACTAGATCAGGAATTTTAGCAATACTATCTCTGATAGAATATGCTGTATGAACATGAATCGGTGTATAATTAGACATGAAATCCTCTATTCAATACTCTATGTAGCTCATTAGTAATTGTTTCATCATAATAATATATAGGTATTTTTATTGTAAGCTCCATTGCATATGTTGGATAATCAGTAGTATCTACAGCATTTATATCAATAGAAGTAACATATCTATTTCCCAATTTATTTATCTTAAACAATAGTCCTGCTATATCAGATGTTTTCATATTACCAATCCATTAAAATTCATACGACCCAACTCTACTACTCCGGTTTCAGGTTCGTCAATAGGAGAGCCATTTATTCTCTCCATTTGTCTAGCTAACGCCCTAAACATATTACAGTACCAATATAGATTCTGAGTAGATTTAGACAGTCTTACTCCATATTTTTTACCATTAGGATACTCACTATCTTCTATAAAAACATGAAGAGCAATAGATTCATCATCATACTTTTTTACATTAATATCCAATACCTTTTTCATTAAAGCCTTATCTTTCCTAACTTTTCTAGTATATCATTTATTTTTCTAATAAGGAAGAATTTAAGAGGTTCATATTCATTTTTGGATTCATCAAAATCTCTCTCATCATTATCTTCATCCCAGATAACGATATCTAAGAATTTAATTATACTAGAATATCCTACAGAAGAGAATTCTAAATATATGCCATAATTACTAATTAAAATAGGATTTTGATCATACAATTCATCATTAAGCCTATTGACTATTTTGATTATGTCATCATTATTCATATTTTTCCTTGTCAAAAACAATAGGAATATTATAAGCAAAATCTTGAAATAAAGGATTCATTAGCTCTCTCATTTCAGGAGAAGCAGTATGATGATCTCTAAGGCCCTTAACATGCATCCATTCTCTTAAATTAGTATTAATCCAAATTTCAGTTTTAGCTGCATTAGGAAGAACTGTTCTAGCTTGTTCTGGTTTCCATCCCCAATTAAGTAAATCTCTATAGTATTTTGCAGAGTTAACCATTGATCTAATCCAAGAGTGTTCAGGACAGGCAAGATCTCTAATCATAAATCCATCTAGGTCTTGTTCTTCATTCTCTATAAGAATTGCATTACTAGCCCAAGGAGGAATAATAAACTCAATACAGTCTCCATATCCAACATATCTCTGAGACTCTTGGGCAAAACTTGCAACCCTATGTCGTACTAGCTCATGAGTAAAAGCCCTATTAGCAATAAATTTAACAGCAACAGATGCATGCTCAAGCATAGCCAAATGACCATTCTTTACAAGATGCCTAATAAGCTTTTCATAACTATTGTCAGTAATCCTATCTTCAGTCTTATAACAAAGCCTAGCAACTTTCTCTATATGCTTTAGCTTCTCAATCCCAGTCTGTCCAAGCATATCAATTTCATAACTAGCTTTAATAAACTTGATTCTCATTATTCACCTACGCTATTATAATCTTGTTCAAACTCTTCAAACTCTTCAATTGCAAATTGGATATTGTTTTGAGCTTCTTCTAGATATTCAACTACACCAAACATACTTCCTTTTTCTGCTCTAGCAATAAGAGAAGCACACATTTTTAGAAGTTCATTTAATTTATTTTCCATTATATCTCCAGAAAGATATAGCCCCTATTTCTAGGGGCTATATATCATTTATTAATCTTCTTTTTTGTAAAGAGATAGAACATCTTTCCTAAACTCTTTAAGCAGTTTCTGGATTTTAGAGGATGTCCCACGAACTCTTTTTGCTGCAGATTTATTACCATTTGTAGCTTTAAGGTAATCTTGTTTAAGTACTTCAAATAAGTTTTCTAGTGCTTCAAAATTCTCTTGCATTACAATCTCCGTTTTTGTTTTATATTAGCGATTAGCTGCAGCTTTTACAGCAGCTACACTTCCAGCAGATACTTCATCACCAAAGAATGCTGTAATAAAATTAGCAATCTTCCAAGAAGGAATATCACCATTTCCATTTGCAATTACATCATATACAAATTCTTTCCAAGTATAATCAATTTCATCATTCTCACAAAAGATATCTTCTAGAATTTCATCATCTTCATCAATTTCTTCAGTAGTGACATCACTATCACAATCATCTTCAAAAAGTTCATCAAAAATATAAACTTCAGATTCATTTTCAACTGGTTGATAATCATAGATTTTTTCAACTACAAGTTGGCGAAGATTGGCAAGACGAAGAAACTCTTCTTTAGTTATTACTTTAGCCATTTTATTTTTCTCCAGTTAATTTTTTAATTATTTTTTCAGCATCTTCATATTCATCACAAATAGATATAAGATCACCATTAACAGTTATACAATTGTTAATAGTCAATATTGAATCTTGATTTGTTCTTATGACATAAAATCTGGCATTATTGCCAGTTATATCAGCTATTATTAATAGTTTTACTTTTATTGACATGTCTCCTACTTACAAATGGAATATTTAAAAATTGAAATATTATTGGATAACCTAAACCATAAAGATATAATCTAACTACCATATCCTCAAATATTTTTCTAAATTTCTTATTTTTTATTTGATCTAACGCAACTTCACTTTTTATTACACGTGAACTATATGTATCGCCACATATATGACTAACAATTTCATACTCATTTGCCAGAAACATATAAAAAAACCAATTTAGAGTAAAAGGAACAACAATCTTTTTATCATTCAACAATCCATCAATATTTATTCCATAGTTAAATAAATGATTAATCATTAATACGGAATCAAAATAGGAGCTATATACATTACGATCAAATGGAAATAATGTCAATGAATTATATTCATGAAGCAAAGTATTAGTATCTGTATTTATTAGACTAAAATTAATCTTATCTCCATCTAGTTTGATATCTATGATCCTAGTCCGCTGGTCATACAAATCATCATAACACTCTTTGATAGATTTATCAATTATAGTTATTTTCCCGATTTTATAAGATACAGTTGTCCTATATGCCAAATCGCTTACATATAACGATAGTAGCATACTATCAAGCATATTTTTATTTTTTTGGAATATATTTGGCTTGTAAGAAGATATAATGTATGGAGATTCACTAAGGCTATAATGTTTAAAGAAACATTTGCCATACATCTTACTATATTTCAAATTATATTCAACTTTTAATTTTTTCCATTTTACTTTTTCTGTTTTTGCTAAACGTAGAAATTCACATTCTTTATTGTCATTAGTAGACAATATGTATATTTTATCTATAAACTTGTCTTTATATATATAAGTTAAGTGTCTTGGAGATACTTTTTGATATGCCCAAACACCGTTCTTTGCCAAAACTTTAATTATAATTTCATTATATCCCAGTACTGTTATCATCAACAATCACATCTACAATTTCATAATTAAGAGTTTTAACTAATTCAATTAATTCTTTAAGCTTAAAGGCATCTTCCTTATTTAAGGTTACTTCTTTTTCCGGACTAATCCGTATATTGATACCAATAAGTCTAGAAGGATTATGACCAATAATATTGTCAGTGTCAATTTCGCCATTGACAGGAACATCAATATCGTCAGGATTAGTACTGCCAATAGAAATCCCGCTACTAGAGTCATTGATGTTATGAATGTCAATGCTTTCAGAAATGTTGTCATTTGTATCTCCAATTAATTTATTTGCTAGTTCCGATAATGCATCTACAATATCTTGTTCAGAAGCAGATGCTTTTAAATGTACATATATTTTATCTTTAGACTTAGGAACAGTAGCTAAATAAATATAACCATCATAATTTACATTATCTTCACTAAACTTCTTTTCCCATTTAGAATTAGAGATGTCATACATATTGTATGATGCCTCATCCTCTATTTGGTTTAGCATATCATATAATATGCTCCATTTAGGGTTTCTTATATCCCTACCAATTATAGCAATATTTATTTTTTCATCCATAATTTAAAGACCCTGATTTTCTTTACCTGAAGAATATCTTGATTCGCTTTGGTTTACTCCATAGCTAACAGATCTGACTAACTCCATAATTCTTTCTAGCTTATTCTTATTGTTAAGGAAAAAGTCTTTTATGATTGTATAAACCTGACACAACTCATTAAGTTGCTGCAACTCTTCACTAGAATTTAGAGCTAGAACTTCTAGCTTTTCTATAGTAGGAGTTTTAGTAACATTTCTAGCTGCATACTCTTCAAGCTTATTGCTTACAACAATATCTCTTTTTTGTTTAAAAGCTCTCTCAGCTCTATTTGTTAAAACAAGTAATTTAGATAAACAGTTATAAGCAATTTGGTAATTATTATTTAAGTCAATTATCTTTTGTGTTATTACATGACTTGAGCATGGCAAAGGAGGAAGTATAATAGTTAAGTCCTCCTGCCATTGCTTTAAAGTCTTTCCATCAAATTCTATATCACTTAAACTAAACTCTTCAATATCTTGCTCATTTAAAGCTTCAACTTCTTCACTCATATTTGTCTTTCATAAGATATAAAATTAGACGATCATCATAAAACATTTTTACATATTTATCATCTATACAATTTAATACATCGCCAAATGCTCTGCTAAAATTCTTGAATAAAGCTCCATTACTTTCTAATGCAGTTTTCTTAAATAATTCAGTAGAAGAAAGCTTTTTATTTATAATATAAGCCTCTTTAATTTCAGGAATTGTCATACACTTATAAAACAAAGCAGTATTTGCTACATCACAAAAAACATAAAAATCTCTATCTTTATTTGTGATACAATATTTTCTTTTATCATAGAACTCTGACACTAGAACTGTATCAGTTTTCTTACCAGATAGATGTTTAGTCATTTGGAATAAATAATAAAATATATTATAATCAGCAAAATATATAAAAGGATCCTTATCTCTGTCAATTATTATATTGCCATATTCAACAGCAAAATTCAATCCATAAACAAATGATTTAAAATTTTTATGATTATCTATATCTAGTAGTCCTGTCCAAAATAAATCTTCTCCAGCCCCAGAAATAGAACTAAAAAAACTATTGTCTCTAGCATTTATCTCTACTTCAAAATATTTTAAAGATTCTGGGAGATTGATATCATATATATCATTTGTTGCATTATCAAAATCATTATTATATAGGCTTTTATGATCAATACAAACACAATCCTTTGTTCTTACTCCTATACCCTCATAAGCAACAACATCAACTGCTCCAAAATTTAATATAACTTTATCATTATAAATATAAGCTTTATTTGATTCACTCAGACGTTTTGGTTTTATGAGATTAAGGATTGCACTCATAGCACTCTATAATGAAAGTCAAGGCTAATATTTTTAATATCTTCAACAACTACTTCTTTAGCTCTTTCTTCTTTGAAAGAACCAGTAAATGAAATAGTAACAACCTTATCTATATTACCGAGAAACTCACTAGATGTCTTCTTGGATTGAGACATACCTTCATTAAGGAAATAGTACCATAATGTTTTAGCTAATTCATTTTTTACTATAGCCTTAACTGGTTTATTAGAATTTTCAGGTTTAACAGTAAATGCTATTACTGGATTAGTAGTATTTGATAAAATACTACCTTTTTCAACTGATACAATTTCGCACTTATCAATTGTAACAGTTATTATTGCTTTATTCGCCATCTATATAACTCCTAAACTCTTTATAAGAGTCAAATTTTGTTTTAATTTCATCTAATAGATTTTTATTAGTTTCATTATACTTTTTATAGAGATAAAATATCATATCCTGTGGTGTAACACTCTTAAAATTACATATAGGACAAAGACTTTCAGGGATATTATAAATCCATTCTTCGTCAATAGTATCAAGAGTAACCATTTCGTCAGATAGGTCAATTGATTTTAGATACTCTAAATGCTGCTTTTGATATTCAAGAGACCTTGTATATTTTTCAGGAGTCTTCTCCATATCAGCTATTTGATAAACAAATCTTTTAATTTCAGATTCTAATAAAGTTTTTATCATATCTTTATTATATTGTAAATCATCAAAATTTTTAATATGGTCTTGACAGATAGTATGATTATTTTCGCACTCACACATACCTGCTTCAGAAAGACTCATATCCCAGCCAGACTCTACTCCACCACAATAGTCACAAGTATAACTAGAAGAATTACTATTAGTTACAAACCCATTTCTGTACTTCATTACATCCAGTCTCCCTTATGAATTTGTCTTGCCATATTATATTTAGAGAGTAGATCTCCAATTATTACAGAAGTATCATCTTTAATATCAGACTCTCCACCATATCCGCAATTTGAATACCCTATAAGATAATATGCATCTTTTTCAATTTTGATTTTATATGTATCTTCAACATAATTCTTGATCATTTCATTTGTAACATTTGGTATACAATCATTACAATATTTACCATCACAATTAAAACAAATATCATCCTGAATCTGGTCTTTAATATATTCGATATCAAGACCTGAAGAAGAAGTGCATATATCAGTGTCTCCATAGAAAGCATAGTCTCTCAGTATATTTTTACCAAGTTCACCAAGCTTTTCCTCAACATCTTCTTTTGATATACTTATCTTATAAATACACAAATAAGAAGAGCTACTACTATTTGTTACAAAACTACCACGTATCTTTATATATATATATATATATATCT